TCGTTCGGGCGGTCGGGTGGCGTGCCGACCCACCCGCAGGTGGGCCGGCACGTCAGAGGACGTCAGTCCTCGTCCTCCTCGTCCCAAACGATGTCCTCGTACTCCTCACCGGGCAGCACGCCCAGGTCGTAGTGGACGACCGTCTTGGACGGGATCAGGCCGGAGGCAACGACCTTGTCGATCCAGCCGAGCAGGGCGTCACGCTCGACCTCAGACCGAATCACCTCGGCAAGAGCCTTGGCCTGGCTCTTGGTCAACGTCACGGTATTCTCCGTCATTCTCGTTTCCTCTCGTTTAGGCCCGGCTTCTTCCTGGCCAACACCATCATCCCAGGTCACGGCAGGTTTCCGGTAGTCAGACGGGCGACTTGTTCCGACTTCGTGCGGTCGGTCGGCGTCGGGTGGGGTGGCGTCCCCGGAGGGACGCTCACCGTCACTGAGCCGCCGCCACCTCCTCGTCTGCCCGCCGACGCTGCCAGGCCGCGGCACCGGGCTGGCCACGCTCCTCCATCGCCTGGGCGATCTTCCGTCGGGTGGCTGCTCGCCGCAGCAGTTCCTCGGGAGGGGTTGACCGCAACCCCTCCCGCCAGGCCGCTGTCATTCCGCGAAGTCCACTTCAACCTCGCTGGACCCGTCGAACATCGCTTCCCACTCGGCGGGGGTGATCCCGGTCAGGATGAACTCACGCTCCTCCGGGCTCACCTGCGGGAAGGCGTCCTGCACCTTCACGCCCGACAGGAACGCCGTCAACTGCTCGTTGGTGGCGTCGATGGTCATCGTGTGGAGGTCGCCACTGAGCGGGCTCCTCCGGGTGATCTCGATCATTCCGTTTCCTCTCGTTCAGGCCCGCTTGGTTGCTGGCCTAAGGCCAGCCTACTGGGAACGTGCAGGTCACGGTAGGTGCCGGGGCGACTTTCCTCGACTTCCGTGTTTGCGGGGCGGTCGGTCAGTGGCGGGTGGGGTGGCGTCCCCCGGAGGGGACGCTCACCACGTCAGCTGCCCGTCACCTCCTCGTTCTGCTCGCTCTGCCACCGCCCGATCTGAGCGGCCAGGGCGAACTGCTTGCGCCGCCGCTTGCTGGCCGCTTCCTCCTCGGCCTTCAACGCCTTCACCCGGTCGTGCAGGTCGCACCATTCGAGCAGCCACGTTGTGGCCGTCTCCTTGTCGCCCTGACGCATCAGCCGCACCGCCATGTCGAAGGCACGTTGGGCACGGGCCTCCACGACCCACAACGGCTGTGATCCGCTCATCTCGTTTCCTCTCGTTCAGGCCCGCTTGGTTGCTGGCCTAAGGCCAGCCTAGTGGGAACGGCCAGGTCACGGTAGGTTTCGGGGCGCCTTTCCTCGACTTTGTTCGTTTGCGGATGGAGGGGCGTGGGAGGCCGTCACCGACCCCGCCCGACCCCGCCCCGACACCGCGGCACACCCACCCCGACACCGACCGGACGGTCGTGCGAGTGGCGGGGCGTGGGGCGGAGCGACCGCCCGGGCGACCGCCCGGGCGACCGCCCGACCGACCGCGCCGGGGCCGGGTGTCGTTCCGTCCGGGTGGCGTCCCGCCACCGCCCCCGCCGCCGGCACCCGCTCTCGTCCCCCGCCTCCGTGTTCGTGGGTGCAGCCGGCTCCTGCTGCAGACAGCAGCAAGCCCCACCCCCAGTGGGGGTGGGGCTGCTGGGAGGTGAGGCTAGAAGCCCATGTCCTCCAGGGTGGTGGCAGCAACCACCTTGCTGCCTGCCTTCCTGCTGGCAGGAGCCTTCTTGGCAGGAGCCTTCTTGGCAGGAGCAGGAGTCTCCAGCTTGGCAATCTCAGCATCAACAGCTGAGGTTGCAGGCAGCATGTCCACCAGGATCTCTGCAGCTTTGGCCCTCAGTGCTGCCTTAGCCCCCAACTTGGCAGGGTGGCCAGCAGGCAGGCTGGCCCAGATGGAATCTGGAGTCTCTCCCATGACTTTGGAACCTGCCAGCAGGTTGGTCAGTTTCTGCAATTTGCAGGGGGCTTGACCATCAACCACCAACCCTGCAGTGGAGGAGAAGCTCAGCAGCTTGTTGGCACCCCAGACCAGAGTGACCACCTCACCATCTTTGGTAAGGGTGTCAGTGGTGGTGGCCACCTGCAGGAAGTCCCACCCATAGGCAGGGCAGATGACAGAGGCCACATGAGCCCTGTAAGGAGCAACAGTGGTCTGGGAGATGAAGTTGGACATAGTAAAACCTCTCAGTGGGGTGTGAGACAGCAGAAGACAGGTGTCCCCAGGCAGGGGACTGGCAAACCTGAACTCACTCACACTGACCACAGTAGGCCAGAACCCTGTCCCCAGGGAGCCACTGTTCTCGGGAACCACAGCAGTCGCCCGACCCGCAGTTTTTCGGTGAAATCGGAAAACGACAATGCCTCCCGCCTTCGTTATTTTCCCCGAGTTTTTTGCCGGGTTCAGCTAATTCGATAACGCAGAGTGGTTACGCCATTGTTATTCTGGGCGGGTGGGTGATGATCGGGTTCGGTGGTTTCCTGATGCTCAGCTTGTTCCGTCGGTGCTGGCGGGTTCGGGCAGGAAGATGTCTCAGTTGGGGGTGTCGGATCGCTGTTGGGTCGTCGCCGGTTTGACTCTGGCTGGTCTGACTGCCGAGGATATTGCGGATCGGATGGGTTGCAGCCTGAGGTTGGTCAGGTCGATTCGGGCTGAGGATATGACGCGGGTGTGTTCGCAGATGCAGTCGGAGTCGGCCAACTTCGCCAACGAGTTGCGCCTGGCCAAGAGTGAGGCCCGGCAGTTGGCGAAAACGGTGGAGGAGTTGTCCTCAGAGTTGGTTAGAACGAAGTCGAAATTGGACAGGCTGTTGGATGCTCATATCACCGGGGTGCGGTCGTGTGGCCGGTGTGGGTCCCCGATGCAGGGGTACAACGTGTATGTGCACAACGGCAAGGAGTTCTGCCGGGAGTGTCATCGCCGCCGTCAGCAGCGGTATCGGGATGCTCAGGGGTTTGTGGTGGTGTGGCCGGGGGTTGTGGCGGTTTCGTCACAGTGATCTTTTGATGTGACAGTTCGGGGTGTCACGTTTTGTCACGGTGATGGGTGCGGAAGGCGCGCAGCTGTGCCTCGTCTGTGAGTGAGAGTCCTGGGCACGCTTTGCCGGTCAGAAAGGATGAAAACACCCCGGTTTGACGCGCCTTCCGCTAGTTTGTCAGGACAGGCGTGGTCCTGGGTCGTAGTCGTGGCAGCAGATAATGCAGCGGTATTTGTCTCTGCGCCAGTTCATATACATGAGTTTGTGGCGGCAGCCGCAGCCTTCGCAGTAGGTCAGCGTGTTGTGGTCGATGGGTTCTTGTTTTTCGTTGTAGTAGTCGGCGTGAATGTATCCGGCGATGAAGCTGAGGATGAGGATGGTTGTGAAGAACCAGAACACGTATCCGTAAACCGTCATGGTGCCGGCTCGTCGTCGTCGAGGTCGAGTTCCAGCATCTGTGCGATGAGGTCGATGTCGGTCAGTTCCAGTTGGCCCTCACCACCGACCTGGACCAGTTCTGCTTTGTCGGTGTCGATCATCCAGTCGACGGTCAGGATGGTGCCGTCGGGTTGTGTTTTTTCGAGGGTTCCGGTGAGGATCACGCGGGGCCTTTCTTCGGGTTGGGCAGACCGAGGAAGTCCCTGACGGCCTGCTGCTGCTGACGGAACCTGTCGAGTTCGGTCTGCATGTTTGTGGTGGTTTCAGCGACGATGACGAGTTTGTCGTTGAGCGCGTCGAGCCAGATGATGACGTCGTTGAGGAAGGTCACGATGTCGTCCTCCCAGTTGGGAGTGACTCCCATCAGCGGCCCGTATCTCATGCGGTAGAGGGTTTGGACGAGCCGCCGCTGGGCGTCGGTGTGCACGGTGGGGTTCGGGCTGGGGTTACCCATTGCTTTCGGCCTTTCCGTGCCATTCCTCGACGAGTTCATCGCAGGGGGCGTTCTCAGCTTCGTCGAACAGGGCGCGGGTGGCGACCAGCAGGTCGATGATGTCGTCCTCTGCTTGCTGAGAGACTCTGCTCATCGCACTGGCCGCTTCGGTGAAGCGTTGTGTGATTTTCGGGTGCAGCACAGAGGCGAGGATGAGTGCCTCCCCGACTTTGCGGCAGATGTCCGGGTCGACGAAGGTGTCGGAGAACATCATGGTGCGGGTGCGGGTTTCGCAGTGCATCCGAATGGTGCCGTCGTTGAAGATGCTGACGTAGTACTTTTGCCAGGCGTTGTTGTCGCCCTCACCGACGCTGGCGACTCTCACATGGTCGAACATTGTTGTACCTCCAAAACGATGTCGCGCAGTTCGTCGAGGGCTGCGCGTCGGGTGGGGAATCGGCAGATGTTTCTGTCGCCGTCGCGGATGTAGGACACGTCGCCGTTTTCGCAGTTGAATCTGACGAGTTTGTATTCGCGGCTATCTCCGGTGTAGTCGCGGGTGGATTCGACCCAGGACCGGGAGCCTTTGGGGTAGTCCTCGCGGGGCTGTTCGACGTAGATGGCCGATTCCAGTTTGGGTCGGTAGGTCTTGACGGTGGTGGTGCTCCACCAGAAGTATCCGGCGGCGGCGTTGGCGCGTTTGATCTCGCCGAGGGTGGTGTATCCGCTGTTGGTCATCCGTAGACCACCTCTCCGAACAGGCCCCACTGCACGATCATGTCGGCGGTGTCGGCGTCGTAGTCGCCGTCTTTGCCGTTGGTGTTGTAGGCGGTGACGTACTGCCAGTGGTAGTGGTCCTCGCGCCAGGGTTTGATCTGGTCGAGGGGAACGGGCTGGCCTTTGCCGTCAACGAGTCCCTGGACGTAGAGGCTCATCAGCCGGGCTCCGCGGTGGATGACGGGGAGGTCAATGCGTAGGGGCTGCTTGTCCTCGTCGCAGTCTCCGACGGTGCCGTCAGGATCTCCGAACACACCCCAGCCGCCTTCGACGGGATGGATGATGGCGTAGAAGCCGTCGATGTCCTCGGCGGGGCCAGTGGCGATGTCGGGAAGTGCCCAGTGGTATTCGCTGCACTGTGACCAGTACCCGATTCCGCCTTCCAGGGCGGTGGTGAACAGTTCGTGGAGGAAGGTTTTACGCGCCTCGCTCAGTGTCTCGTTGAGCAGTGTGGGTGGAGAGGACATGCGAAGGTTTTCCTTTCTGGCGGGTGTTTCCCTGCCTGGTCTGTTGATAATACAGACTCCCGCAGGTATTGTCTAGGGTTTCGTTGTGGTGTGTCTTTGTCCCTGATGGCCCTGCACGGTCCCCTCCTACCGTCTGCGTTATGGCCTCAACCTCGCCGCTTGTCGGCACCACGACGCTCGTCAAACCATCAGAACTGTCGGTGTTTCACCGCAACGCCCGCATCGGGGATGTCGATGCGATAGCCGGTTCCCTGAAAGCCAACGGCCAGTTCAAGCCGCTGGTAGTCAACATCGGGACGCACACCGGCAGACCGAATGAAGTGCTGGCCGGAAACCACACGCTGAAGGCGTTCCGCGACCTGGCTGAGCAGAACCCGTTCGATCAGCGGTGGGCTCATGTGGCGGTGCATTGGGTCGATGTGGATGACGACATGGCCACCCGCATCGTGCTGGTGGACAACCGCAGCTTCGATGCCGGTGAGTTCGACACCGACACTCTGGTCGCGCTGCTGGGTGAGGTCGGCACCACCGGCACCGGGTATTCCGACGCTGACCTGGATGCTCTGGAAGCGACGTTGGACCGTCCCGCCGCCCCGGATGTCGAGCCTCCTGAGGAGGACCCGGAGTTGGAACCTCCGGTGTTGGGGCCGGCGTCGGAGTCAGCGATCAGCTTCACGATCACCTTCGACGACGAGCCGCAGCAGGAGATGTGGTTCGCGTTTGTGAAGTGGTTGAAGGACCAGTACCCGGACCCGGATTTGACGTTGGCCGAACGGGTGGTTTCCCACCTGAATGAGACCGAGGGGAGCCGGGTCTGATGGCTGACACCGATGTGACACCGGAAACAACCTCGTCTGTGGCACCGTCGGCGCTGCGGATTTACGGTCGTAACCCGCGCCGGGGGAATGTGGGGGCGGTGGCCGCGAGCCTCAAGGCTCACGGCCAGTACCGCCCGATTGTGGCCAATATCGGGACGCACACCGGGCGGCGGTTTGAGGTTCTGGCGGGTAACCACACGTTGAAAGCGTTCCGTCAGCTGGCGCAACGCCACCCTGAGGATGAGCGGTGGAACGCGATCCTGGTGCATTGGGTCGATGTGGATGAGGACCAGGCGGCACGCATCGTCCTGGCTGATAACCGCACCGCTGAGAAGGGCCGTTACGACAACAAGGAGTTGGCTTCGCTGCTTTCTGACGTGTCCGACGATCTGACCGGTTTGGGCTACACCGCCGAGGATCTGGATGCGCTGCTGTCGGTGCCTGAGCCGGTGACCGTGGACATTGACGATTTGTCCGGTGACGATGATGACGAGGAACCGATCAACAACCGCGGCCAGTCAATCATCAGCTACTCCATCGTGTTCGACGATGAGAAGCAGAAGAAGGTGTGGACCGACTTCATCGGCTGGTTGAAGCGCAAGGACCCCGACTCCACAATGCCGCAACGTCTGTGTGACTACATCGCGTCGGTGATGTGATGGGCGGGGTCGATGACATGCTCGACACGATCCGGGCGGTGCAGGTCGTGGTCGACATGTATTTCCTTGAACACGCCTACGGAACGCCGGCTGAGTCCTATGCGCTGTCCTGCCGGATCGTGCAGCACCTGGTCGATGAGGGCCGTTTGCCGTGAAACGGATCAAGCATGTGAAGGGGTTCATCGACTCTGATGTGCTGACCGAGGCGGTCAAGCGGATGCACCACATCTACGACGTGTTCGATTCGGTGCTGGTGGCGTTCTCCGGGGGTAAGGACTCGCTGGTGACGTTGCATCTGGCGCGTGAGGTGGCGTTGGAGCGGGGGGACCGCCGCCCGGTGAAGGTGGTGTTCCGCGATGAGGAGTTGATACCGGACGCGGTGGTGGATTTCGTTGACGAGTACCGCCGCAAGGACTGGATCGACATGCGGTGGTACTGCGTGCCGCTGGAATCGACGAAGTACATTCTGGGGACCTCGACCCGCTATATCCAGTGGGACCCGGATCGACCTCATCTGCGCCCGATCCCCGATTTCGCGTTGACCTCCGAGAAGCTGTGTTTGGATCGGCGTCTGGTGCTGGATCAGTACACGATGGACACTCTGGCTGCCCGTGACGAGAAGGGCAAGGTCGCCATCGTGACGGGGGTCCGGGCCGCGGAGTCGCTGATGCGGTTTCGGGCGATGACCGCGAAGCTGACGGAGAACTACATCAACACCACCGCCGAGAAGCGGGTGATGACCGCCAAGCCGATTTTCGACTGGCAGGAGAACGATGTGTTCCGGTACTTCTATGACCGGGACATCCGCTACTGCCCGATCTATGACTCGCAGCTGCTGAGCAAGGAGCCGTTGCGGGTGTCGACCCCGCTGCACGCGGAGCGGGCTAAACGGCTGGGTAACACCAGGGCTTACGCCCCGGTGTTCTACGACCAGTTGCTGCAGTTGTTCCCCGAAATGGCGGTGCAGGAGCGGTACTACCACGAACTGGACCGGGCGGGCATGTTCGCCCGGTACGGGCAGTCCTATGACGGGGTGCAGGCGTGGGTGGAGGACACCATCGACGACGAGGTGCAGCGTGCCAAGGCTCTCAAAGAGTTGGGTCATGTGCGGTCCAAGGCGGTGGAAACCCCCGACTCGTACCCGCCGGATTACGTGTTGGGTCAGTTCATGGCGGGTGCTTATAAGCGAGCAATCACCGCGCTCAGTGTTGCTCAGCAGCAGGCCCGTAAGGAGAAGGCGTCGTGACGGTGAACGCGGCGGGGTTGCCCCGTTTGGATGCTGCGGAGGGAGATCCCGTTGACCACATCCGATGGGTGCCGGCAGACACCCTCGACCCCAACACCTGGAATCCGAACCGGGTGCACGCTGCAGAGTTGCGGTTGCTTGAGCGGAGCGTGCTGTCTACCGGGTGGTTGCAGCCGTTGCTGGTCAACCCCGACCGGCTCATCATCGACGGGTTTCACCGATGGCGGTTGAGTCAGGACAGTGATCGAATCCGGGCTCGTTGGAAGGGCCGGGTTCCGGTGGCGGTGCTAGATGTGGACCGGCCCACGGCGATGTTGATGACGATTCGGATCAACCGGGCCAAGGGGTCGCATATCGCGGTGGAGATGAGCGCAATTGTGCGGGAGCTGATCGAAGAGCACGGTGTGGCGCGTGATGTGATCGCCGCCGAGATCGGCGGCACCAAGGAGGAAGTGGATCTGCTCGCCCAGGAGGGCGTGTTCAGTGCCCGCAGCATCAACAAGTGGGCGTATTCGCAAGCTTGGTATCCGAAGGCGGAATGATGGCGGTGGAGAGGGCCACCTGGAAGGAGATCGCTCCTTTCGCCGCTCTTGCGGCGAAGGAGCGGGTGAACGTGACCCAGGTGAAGGATTGCGTGTGGTTCAAGACGGTCAACTCCAAGGGCCGGATCACCGGTTTTGCGGGGGTGGCTCCGGTGAGTTCGACGAAGGCCCGGATTCGGGCTGTCTGGGTGAGGCCGGATTTCCGCGGAATGGGGTTGGGGGACGAGGTGTCTCAGGCGTGCCTGCAGTACGCGGTCAGTGCCCGGTTCAAGGAAGTGGAGATTCTGTCGTGGGACAAACGCTGGGCGTTACGGGCCGGGTTTGAGGACCGGGGTCCGACGCAGCATGGTGCTTCGCGGCTGGTCTACTCGATTTCCTGATCGGGGAACTCGTAGGGCGTGCATCTGCCGGTGAGGCAGCGGTCCAGTCCTTCGCAGCTGTTCATGCCGATGCTCAGGCAGCAGCCGACCACTTCTCCGCAGATGGTGTAGTTGCCGTATCCGGTGTGGACGGTGTGGGCGCGGGTGCCGCCTTGTTGTCGGCGTTCGCGGATGGGTCCACCGGCCTGTATCCATCCTGGCGGGTAGCCGATGGATTCCAGCCGGGCGATGAAGGAGTCGATGCTTGTGCCTTTTTTGCCGCTGCCGGTTTCGGGGATGGGGCCGATGATGACGGGCAGTTCTCGCCAGCCGGGGTAGCAGTGGTCGTGGGTGTCGTAGACGGCGGCGTCTTCGCTGGTGCGGGCGGGGCCGTACCAGCTGCACCCCCGGCAGGAACCCCGAAACAGGTAGTAGCCGACGCACTGGCAGCGTTCTTCGCCGCGGCGGTTCCAGCAGTTGCAGCGCATGTCCAGTGACAGGAGGGTGGGGCGGCAGGTGTCGGTGGGTTCGTCGGTGTCTCGTCCCCAGCCGCCGGGGTGGCAAATGGCGATACCCCAGTACCGTTCGCGTTCGTAGGCCGGGCCTGCGGGTGTGAGTTGGGCGGGAGTGAACAGTTCCAGTTGCGCGGTCATTCGTCGGCCTTCCAGTCGGTGACCCAGCGGTGGATGAGGCCAACGGTTTCTTGGCGTAAACCCAGTTCCGCGATCACCGCGTCGGCCACGTCATAAGGCGAGAACTCCACGCGCCCATCCCGCCGTTTGGACAGCTTCTCCACAACAGCGGCGGCGATCCGCTCACGGAGGTCACTCATTGACAATCTCCCAATCCGTCACATGGCGGCGCACACGTTGATCCGGCTTTCCGTTGATGATGCGTTTCGCCAGGTGTGTTTGCAGCCCTAGTTCTTGGATCACCGCGTCGGCCAGTAGCCAAGCGCACTCCCGGTTGATGTAGTCACCGTCGAGGACAACCTCTTTGGAAGAAAGGATGGCGGCGATACGGGTGCGTAGGTCAGTCATCGTTTCCTCCCAATCCGATGGAGTTGGGGTGGATGAACTTGATCGGGCAGATCATGTCGAGGACGGTGGCTGAGCGTTCGTCGTTGATGTAGTTTGCGTCTTGGTACATTTCGTCGGGGTAGATGTTCTTGATGACGTAGAGGGCGTTCTTCTGTTCCAGGGGCCGGCCACGGAATCCTGACCGGACGGCGAGCTTGTAGTCCTCCCACATGTTCGGCATCTGCCAGCGCATGTGCAGCAGCAGGTGACAAGTGATGCACAGCGGCAGGTGGATGTGGTCGTTGCTGTAGTCCTCGCTGTGGCCGTGGATGGTGCCTTCGGTTTGGTAGCAGGCATCGCATTTGACAGGGCGGGGTACTTCGCCGCTGGCCCAGAGTTTGTGGACGCGGCGCAGGCTGGCTTCGCGGAGTTTGCCTGAGAATCCGTTGTAGTTCGACAGTCCCATCGTGCCCTTTCATAATGCAGTCTTGTGGAGGTATTTTATCAACTCCCGGTTTGGCACGGTGTATCCCTAGCCTGTGTCTTATGGCCTCATTACCGCCGCTAGACGGCACCTTTTCCAGCGATCAAGTCGCCCGGATCTACGAGGAAACGAAAGGCTGGCCCCCGGAGCAGAAAGCCGCGATTCTGGCGTACCTGGAATCCGCGGCGACCCGCGAACGTATCCGCACCCAGTACCGCAACGCCGCCGAGATCGCCGCCGCTGTTGATCCCGACTTCCACATCACCCCGGCCCTGCAGACCATCGCGGATGCCATCGAGCAGACGCTGAGCAAGCCTCGCCACAACCTGCTCGTCACGATGCCACCGCAGGAAGGCAAGTCCACTCTGTGCGCGGTGTGGACTCCGATCCGGGCCTGGCAGTTGAACCCGAACCGACGCATCATTCTGGCCTCCTACGGCGACGATCTGGCGCACACCCACTCCACCAACTGCCGGTCGGTGATCGAGGCGCACGGCACCGACGTGATCGACCCGATGACCGGGGCTCGCGTCGAGGACAAGCTGGGGTTGAAACTGTCCTCCAAGTCCCGCCGTATTGACGCCTGGCGCATCGACAACGCGAAAGGCGGTCTGGTGGCCGTCGGCCTGGGGTCGGCGATCACCGGGCGTCCCGCCGACTTGTTCATCATCGACGACCCGTACAAGAACATGCAGGAAGCCGACTCCATGACTCACCGGGAGAAGGTGGACATGTGGATGGCGTCGGTGGCCATGACCCGCCTGTCGCCGGAAGCGTCGATGATCCTCATTCAGACTCGCTGGCACCCGGAGGATCTGGCCGGAAAGGTGATGGCGGCTGAGGCCGAACTGCCCAAGGAGCAGCGCACCTGGCGTTACCTGAACATTCCGGCGATCTCGGAGAAGGGTGTGCCGGACGCGCTGAACCGGAAACCGGGCACGGTGATGGTGTCGGCTCGCCGACGCAGCAAGCAGGAGTTTGAGCAGACCCGCCGCCAGGTCGGTGAGCGTGTCTGGTACGCGCTGTACCAGGGGATGCCGACCAACCCTGCCGGTGGGCTCTTTGAGCGTGCCTGGTTCGATCCTCCGGTTCCGTTCCCCGACTACCCGGTCGCCGCTGTGGTGGGGGTTGATCCCGCCGACTCCGGTGAGGGGGATGAGACCGGCATCCTGGGTGCGGTCCTGGGTGGGGACGGTTCCATCGTGTTCACCGACGACGTGTCTGGGCTTTACACCTCCGAGCAGTGGGCGCAGAAGGCTGTCGATCTGGCTTTGCGGTTGGGAGCCAGGGAGATCGCTCTGGAAGGTTTCGCCACGTTCACCACCTATGCGGCGGTGGTCAAGCACGCCTACGGGGCGATGCACAAGAAGGCGCGGGAGAAGCTGGCGACAGGCAAGTCCCTGTCGGAGGTCGAGCAGCGTGCGCTGTCCCCGACACCGCCGTTCATGACGGTGAAGTGGACTGCCGGCGGTGATCCGGTGGGGAGGGCTGCCGGTCTGCGGCAGGCATTGGAAACCAAACGTGCCCGCGTGGTGCCGCACATCATGAGCGTGTTCATCGACCAGGCTGCCGACTGGCAGGCTGGGCAGCACTGCCCGGACAGGGTGAGCGCGGCGGTGATCGCTCATGACCGCCTGGACAAGCTGGGGGCGGGGATGGCAAATTACGCCTCTCCTCTGCATCGTGGAGGCCGCGACACGCCGGGATGGTTGACCAGGAAAGTTACCGACGGACGTGGGGGTTTGCCGGTCACCAGCCGGTAACGGATTCATCCCGGTTTCCTAGCGTCGCCCGGATGAATCGACAAACCTTCATTCGTTTGGGCCTGTCCTCGATCATCGCGGGAGCCATGCTGCCGCTGTCAACAGGGTCAGCGCGGGCTGTCCCTCTGGTCGGTGGTTACGGTCTGGTTCCCAACGCTTGGGCGTTGGCCGACTACATTCGCAACACCTATCCGGGTGTGCAGTCCATCGGCGGTGTGCGCTCCGATCCGCTGCCCGATCACCCGTCAGGCCGGGCCATCGACATCATGGTGGGCAACAACACCGGTCTGGGTAACGCGATCCACGCTGACATTCTCAGCCAGTCTGACCGGTTCGGGGTCAGCTACACGTTGTGGCAGGTGGCGTATCACTACGACCACATTCACGTCACGGTGTTCTGAACACCTGACGCACCATCTCTGCCTCATACTCGTCGCGCCCGATAATCACCGTTCCGTCGGGCAGGGTGAACACCTCGGAATCCACCGGGAACTCGTCAGCAGCCATCGCCTGATTCTAGGCGAGGTCGAGGGTTTCCACGGTGATGTGCGCCCCGGTGGGCTCGTCGCGTTCGGCGATGCGTTTCCAGACGTTGAACGACACGATCTGGGAATCGTCGCTGTAGACGGTTCCGGTCAGGGCGTCACAGACTCCGCGGGTCAGCTTGTCCAGGTCGGGAACTTTCACCGCCAACGGTGTCGGTTTCGTTTTGGGTGTGGCCACCGGGCGGTGCAGCACAAACCCGATGGACAGGTAGATGCCGGTGGGAGGTCCCCACGGCGTTCTGCTGTCCATGGCGTGATGGGCGAACATCTTCACGTCCTGCCGCCACAGCCGCAGGGCATCCCCGGACGCTTCGGTCATCACGATGCGTTTGGTGTGCGGGTGCTGGAAAGCCCGTTTGGAGCCCTGCGGTTTCGGTGTGCCGGGAACCCAGAACTGTATCTGCAGATTGCGGGTGGTGTGCAGGGTGTCGGTCACACACAAAGCCTACGGATCGGAGGTGTTCTGCACCCCGGTGCGAAACAGTGCTGTCATGGCCTCAACCGTGCTCGTTCTCGCTATCTATGTTCTGGCTGTCATGCGTTTGACCCGGCTGGTCAACGCCGACACCATCCTTGATCCCATCCGCATCCGTGCCGCCCGCAAATACGGCCCGGCATCAACGCTGGTGGAGTTTCTGGGCTGCCCGTGGTGTGTCGGCATGTGGTTCTCGCTGCTGCTGGCGATTCCGGTGGTCAGCTTCCTGGCGTGGCCGTGGTGGTCACTGATTCCGCTGGGTCTGGCCTGCTCGCAGCTGGTGGGTATGTTCGCCCCGCTCTACAACGAGGACGACATCGAGTACGAACGTGTAGAAACCGACTAGCACCACCCTTGGATAACGTGACAGCGTGGCGGCTCCTGATCTGCGAATAGTTCGGCGTCGGCGGGGTTCCGTGCCGGGTGCTCTGGTCGCGGCGAGCGCACCCATTGAGAACCCGCAGGCGACGTTCAAGAACTCGGTGTCACTGTCAGGCCGTACCGGGTGGCAGACCGAAGCGTGGAACCTGATGGATCAGGTCGGGGAGTTGCGGTACTACGTCGGGTGGCGTTCCAATTCGTGCAGCCGGGTGCGGTTGGTGGCGTCCGAACTTGACCCTTCGGGGCTGCCGACCGGTAAAACCACCAACCCGCGGGTGGATGCCATCGTCAAAGCCATCGGCGGTGGTTCCCAGCTGACCGTAGGGCAGCTCATCAAACGGGCTGTGGAATGTTTGACGATCCCCGGCGAGGTGTGGGTCGCCATCCTGGTTCAGCCTGACGGTTCGGAAAAATGGTTCGCGTTCTCCCGCGACGAGATCCGCAAGAAAGGTCAGGAAGTCACCGTGATGCTGCCCGATGGCAGCGATCATGATCTGCGTCCGGGTGTCGATGTGATCTTCCGGGTGTGGAACTCCCACCCCCGCACCGCTCAGGACGCCGACTCCCCGGTGCGGGCCTGTCTGGACGATCTGTACGAAATCGTCCGAACCACCAAGACCATCGCCAACGCCGGGAAGTCCCGGCTGATCGGTAACGGCATTGTGTTCGTTCCGCAGGAGATGAGCTTGCCCCGCGCCGCCGGTCCGGTTGCCGCCGGCCAGCCCGGCGGTATGGGGTTGACCGGTCTGCCCGCGGTGCAGGAGCTACAGGAGCTTCTGTTCAACGTCGCCAAGGTTGCGTACGAGGACGACGAGTCGTTCGCGGCGATGATCCCCATTTTCGCCAGTGTTCCCGGCGAGATGATTAGCAAGGTGTCGCACCTGAAGTTCGACAACGAGATCACTGACACCGCCATCAAGTTGCGTAATGACGCGATCCACCGCTTGGCGATGGGCCTTGATGTGTCCCCGGAACGGATGTTGGGGTTGGGGTCCTCAACGAATCACTGGTCGGCGTGGCAGATCGCTGACACCGACGTTCAGATTCATATTGCTCCGGTGATGGAGAACCTGTGTGCGGCGATCACCGATCAGGTTTTCCGCAATGTTCTGGAACGGGAGGGGATCGACCCCACCAAGTACATCGTCTGGTACGACGCCAGTTTGTTGACGTCTGACCCGGACAACACCGACACCGCCACTGACGCTTATGACCGTGGTGTCATCAATGCCGCCGCGTATCGCTCCTACTTGAACCTGGATGCGGATGCGGGTTATGACTTCGCCAGCTTGGACGGGTGGCGGGTGTGGGCGCAGGATCAGGTGTCCAAGGACCCGTCGCTGTTCCACACGTTCTTGCCGCTGCTAGACACCAAAGTCCAGGCCGCGGTACCCGATCCCATCGAACCTCCACCACCACCGAACGGGGTCAATGCCAAGCCGGGGCGGTCAGATGACACCAACAGAGGCAGCCGCCCGGTGACCGACAAACTTAAACCCGGAGAGAACCAGGGCAATCGTGGCCGCAGGCAAGATGTGGGCAAACGGGAGGCGAGTCAGGCCATCATCGAGGTGATGGTGTCGCGTGCGTTGGAGCTTGCCGGTAAACGCCGGCGCACCCGCGCCGACAATGACAGGTTGCGCGGCTTGAAGCCGCAACATTTCCACCGGGTGATGGAGCCGGTAAACACTGATGACATTCCCGAACTCATCAAGGGCTGGGACGACGCGCTGGAAGCCGACACGTTGGCTCTGGTCGGTCTGGACATTGAGGAAGTTCGGGATCAGGTGCGCCGGGAGGTTCGCCGACAGATGACCGCTCAGGTGGTCACTGTATAGCACCGCCGGTCGATACCGTGGCAGCGGATTGGAGGACGCAATGACTGACACCATGAGCGATTTTGAGTCGACTTTGGGGGAAGTGACGGAGCAGGAGGGCGAGACCTTCCGCACCTTCACCAACGCGGTGATCGCGTTGGTGGGACAGCCCACCAGTGACGGCAGGATGCTGGCACAGAGCATCGACTTGAGTTTCCGCAGCTTCCCGTTGCCGCTGATGTGGTGCAAGCAGTCCAAGGAAGGCCACTCCGACTCCTACACCGTCGGGGTCATTGAGAGCGCCGCCCTCAACGGCGGCACTGTGGTGGCGTCCGGGTATCTGCTCAACACCGCCGAGGCTGACGAAGCTGCCAACGAACTGGCGCACGGGGTGTCCAGCCCCAGTGTTGATCTGGCATCCGCGGAATGGGTGTTCACCGACTCCTCCGGGGTGGAATTGGCCGAGGACGCTTCCCCAGACACGCCGATGTTCATGACGTTCACCAAAGCTGAGTTGATCGGCACCACGTTGGTGGCCACAGCCGCGTTCGGCGATACCAAGCTGTCTCTCAACGATCAGCGGGAGCCGCGTGAGGTGGCGTTGGTGGCCAGCGCCGCCGAGGAGTTCCGGCCCAAGGTCTATGACCATCGGCTCTTTGAGAACCCGAACTTGACTGGCCCCACGATGCCGACGATGGGTGTCGATGGGCGTATCTACGGTCACCTGGCGGTGTTCGGTCAGTGCCACCGCAGCGTGCAGACCGAGTGCGTGATGGTGCCCCGCTCACCGAGCGACTACACGCATTTCCACACCAGCCCGGCGATCAGGCTGGACAACGGGCAGCGGCTGCCGGTTGGTCGGCTGACGGTGGGGACAGGTCACGCCGACCCTCGGCTAGGGGCAGCGCCGGCAGCCGCGCACTACGACAACACCGGGACGTGTTTCGCGCTTGTCCGGGTCGGGGAGGACTCGCACGGTGTGTGGTTCTCCGGTGTTCCGGCACCGTGGGCCACACCGGATCAGGTCGAGCAGGGTGTCTCTTCACCGCTGTCCGGTGACTGGCGAAACCTGGGGCAGGGTTTGGATCTGGTGGCGGCTTTGGCTGTCAATACTCCTGGGTTCTCAGCGCGGGGCCGTGACGACGATCAGGGTCAGCCGTTGGCGTTGGTGGCGTCGGTGGGTCCGGTGGTCAAGCCGGGACACAAGCACACCGGCCTGACGCGCACTCAGATCAAGGAAGCAGTCTTGGAGGCGCTGATGGAAGAATCCCGGCGTCAGGACCTGGCGGTGGCGACTTTGGAGGCAATCTGCCGGGCGGAGAAGACAGTGGGTAAGCCTCCTGTGCCGACAGCTCCTCGCACCCGTGTGGCTTACCTTTTGACCATGGCCAAGAACAAGCCGGGTGTCACTACTCATGCCAATCCTCGCGGGCCGGTGAAACCGGCTGATCCGCGCACCTACAAGCCTGTCAAGTAGATGGGGTGCGGCTGCTCCAAGCGGGCTCGCGCCCACGCTTCCGGCTATGAGATCACTGGGTATCGGGTGACTCTGCCGGATGGTACGACGGTGCCGCCTGCCAACATGCCACCGTTTCTGTCCCAGATCGAGGCTAAGGCTGAGGTTCGGGCTGCTGGGGGTGGCACAGTGCGAACTGAAACTCAGACCCGGAAATCGCAGTGATCTGGGTTGTGATCGGTGCGCTGCTGGGGTCGTTGTATCTGGCCCCGACAGCCGCTGCTGATGACCGCTCCTTTCTGGATGCGGTGGCGGTGTTGGGTTACACCGACCGAACTGAGGCTCTGCGTAACGGCTACACGGTGTGCGTGATGCGTACCGAGGCCAGCGGTGATCTGACTGACCGCGTGCTGCGGGAGGTGTTGAGCCGGTTGGACCGCCCGGAATCGGCGGCTGACAGTGACGAGTTCGCCGCTCTGGCTGTCAAGTATCTGTGCCCGGAGTTGGGTCAGTCCTCCTGAGCGAGTAGGTCGGTGATCCGGCGCATCTTCTCGGGAACCGAGGCGGTGTAAAGCTGGGTGGTTGCCACGCTGGTGTGACCGAGCAGGTCGCGCACCACCAGCAGGTCGCCCCCGGCGGCAAGACTTCTGGTGGCGAATCGGTGCCGCAGTTTGTGCATTGACCAGCCCGGTGGCATGAGGTCTCCGACGAGCTTGCCGACTGTCATGGCGGCTAGGTGGCCGTTGTCCTGGCCGGGGAACAGGTAGCCGTGGCCGCAGAAGTCCATGATGTCGCGGGCCAGCCTGTTGTGGATAGGGATCATGCGTTGTTTGTTGCCCTTGCCGTGGATGATGAGCGACCATCCGCACAGGTCTTCGATGAGGTCGTCGCGGTGACAGCAGGCGACTTCGGCTCTCCGCATCCCCACTTCGCCGGCCAGCCGCATCATCATCTTTTCGCGGGGTGGCGCGGCCATGAGTATCTGTTTCCACATGGGGTTGGGTACGGGTCGAGGGTTTGGGGTGCCGGAAGGAACGCGGGGCAGCTTCTCGGCGGGGTTGTGAGGGACCAGTCCTTGTGCGGTGGCCCACTCAAAGAACGCCATCAGTGAACGGCGAACTCCCCGTCGGTGTTCGTTGGACCAGTTTTCCTCGCTGCAGACAGACACCAGCATTGCGGTGGTGACGTCGCGGGGATGACGGGTTGTTGTCATGCGTGCGGTTTTTCGTACATGTCCGCGTCGAGTTCGTTGGGTGGTTTTGGGCATCCCGCTGGCGGCCAGCCACACCATCCAGCCGGTGACGGCGGATTCCCAATCAGGTGGTAGCAGGTACTTCTGTTTGTGTGTGCGGGGTCTGGGCACGTCTGAATTAATTACACTGCCGCTGATTTCTTCCACAACAAGTTTCAGTGATCGTTGCCTGTTTGTAGCAAACTCGGTGTTCGTTAGTTTCCGCTTCATGTTTATTGGTCCTATCCCCCCGACACTGCTGGTTGACGGACTGACAACTGCACACCGGGCGGTTGATGGTTCGAGTCCATCCGGGGGAGCAGCAAATGTGTGGTAGCCTCTGACGAGGCTCACAGAGCCGCAGCCCTCCCTGTCGGGGGATGGGGAACCGGCTGCACAGGGGCGGCGGGTCTTGTCGGGGGATGAGGCCCGTCGCCCCTGATACCCGGTGGCACTTTCCATCGTGACCCCTTTCCCTCCTTTCGGTGGCGTTTTCACCAAACTTCTCTGACCGCTGCACGGCCTGTACTTACTGTCGGCAACTGCGAGAGCTTCTGATCTGGCTACGGGCCGGGAAGCGATCAACGACAGGTTGTACCGGGCTATAGACGCGAACAGGAGTCGCAGTGACCTTCCAGCTACCGGACGAGTTGCCGATCACTTCCGAGGAACTGACCTCGCTGCGTGAGAAGGCAGCCGCCGAAATCACCGAAATCCAGCGCCGCTACGAGAGCGACGAGAATCTGGGCGACTCCGACGTGGAGTACCTGAACTCTCTGCTCGACGCAGTGGACACCATCAACTCCGCGCTTGCGGACGCCGAAGCTGAAGCCGACGCTCACCGCGCCGCTGTGGCCGAGGTCATCGAACGGTCCAAGACCGCCACCGCCGAACCGGTCGTCGAGGAGTCCACCGTGGAGGAAACCGAGGACGAGAGGTACAGCGGCGACGATGTTGCCGAGCCTATCGCCGCATCCACCGCTCCGGTGGTGTTCGCCGGGGCCGGGGAAACCGACACTCCCGCCGAGGACACCGGTCCCGGCTGGGAAATGGTTCCCGGTGCGCCGGGCTACCGTTCCGGCAAGATCGGGTTCAAGGAAATGGGCCTGGCCATCGACTCGGTGCGCGGTCACAGCGCACGGGTTCGCCCCAACCGCTCCGATGTCCGTTCAATGGCCGCCCGCGGCCTGGCCCAGTTGTCCCGGCAGATGACCGTGGTCAACGACAGCCACGAACTGGTGCGGGAGATCGAGCGGGCCACCTCCGAGATCCCCGGATACGGCAAGGTGACCGCTCAGGCTCTCACCGCTGCCGGTGGCTGGTGCGCCCCGTCGGAGCAGATTTACACGTTCTGCGACGTGCCCGAGGCCACCGACCTCATCAGCCTGCCGGAAATCGCCATCAACCGTGGCGGCATCCGCTGGCCGGTGGAGCCGGACCTCTCGGCGATCTTTGAGAGCTACGAGTTCTTCTTCACCGAGCCGGAACTGGAAGCAGTCGACGCCGACGGTCACCCGACCGCCGTCAAGCACTGCGTCGAGATTCCCTGCCCGGATGAGTTCGTCGAAATGCGGCTCAACGCCGTGGGCTACTGCGTGGAGGCAGGCATCCTGCAGCGGCAGGGCTGGCCGGAATCCATCGAGTGGTTCCTGCGGTCGCTGACTCAGGAGCACTTCCGCGCTCTGAGCCGCCGCACCATCCTCGACATGGTGGCCGGTTCCACGCCGAAGAAGATCACCACCGATCAGGTCAACGCGACCTCCTCGGTGCTCAACTCGATTGCTCTGATGGCGACCAACCTGCGCCTCAACCGTGGGTTGAGCCGCAGTGCCACCATCGAGGGCGTCGCCCCGAACTGGTTGCATGAGGTTCTGCGCGCCGACCTGGCACTCATGCAGGGTCGCAACAACCTGGCCGTGGGTGACGGTGAGATCAGCGGCTGGCTCAACGCTCGCAACATCTCGCTGCAGTTCGTCGGTGACTGGCAGACCCGTGGTGTGGGCGAGCCGGGCCACCTGGACACGATGAAGTGGCCGAGCAAGGTCAACGTGCTGCTCTACCCGGCGGGGACGTGGTTCCGGTCGCTGAGCAACATCATCGAGGTCGGGGTGCTCTACCCGAAGGAACAGTTGCAAATCAACCGCTACACCGAGTTCTTCACCGAGGACGCGATTGCTGTTGGTAAGCGGTGCAACCACTCGCTGAACGTCGAAATCCCGATCTGCCCGACCGGCGGGTACGGGGCTCCGGTCGAGATCACCTGCTCCTGACCGAGCGCGACTGCCAGAGACAAGGCGAGCGGTGTGGGCACTTTGAGGCCGCTCACACCGCTCGCCTTCCGCTCTTGAGAAGGGACACGAGGATATGACCGCACCGGAGAAGCTGAGCAAGCTCTACCCGCCGCACACCGAACCTGTGGGTGACGGTCTCTACGACGACGCCGGCCAACCTCACAACGACGGTTTGTACGACGTTCGTGCTGGGGGCGGTGATCGGTGGACCTCGTTGTTCGATCCGCCGCTGGTTCCTGCTCCGCGGGGGTTGTTCGATGCGGTGACCTGGCTGCAGGACGGCACTCTGCCTCTGCGTTTTCTCGACGGTCTGCAGGTCCGTCAGCAGAACATCGGGGTGGACGGCCAGTTCGGTGTGTGGGACGAGGACTGGTGTGATGCACCGGATTCGGCGTCAGCGGCCACCAAGATCAAAGAGCGTCCCGACGCGGTGATCTTCGACGTGGAGCCGATCACCGTCTACGCCTATGACCACAACCAGTGCGGCGACATGACCGGGACCAGCCGCGCCGAGGTTCGTCAGCGTGCCATTCATGTGATGACGTTGACCGAGCAGGTGTCGGTGGAGACTTCGGTGGCTGCGCGGCTGCTGGCTGACGCCCCGACAGCTGTGCCAGTCACCTCTGTCACGGCTGCGGTGTCGGAGCTTGAGGTAGCCCTGGCCAAGGTCGGGTTGATGGGTTACCTGCACGCCAGCCCGAAATGGGCTGCCTACCTGGCCGAATCCCGGCTGAACCTGAATGGTCGCAGCCCGTTGGGCCACACCTGGGTGTTCGGGGGTGGGTACGCCGACCCGTTGGGGGACACCATCGTCGCCACCACACAGCTGTTCGGGTGGCGCGGCCCCATGGCTGTTCGGGACGCCATCAAGTTGGAACTCAACCAGTACATCGCCATCGCTGAACGGTCGATGGCTATTGCCTACGAGGCCGCTGTGGCAGCGGTCAAGGTTGGATAGGAGAACATCATGCCCGCTGGAATCGAAGCAGTTGTGGAGGACGGTTTCGCCACCGTCGACTTCATCAACAAGTCCCTGCGCGGTCCTGCCTTGGAGAAGCTGCGGCAGGCCGGGTCGAAGGTGACCAAGGAGACCCGCGTTGGCCCTCGCGCCAGGTACACGATGCCTGAGGCTGACGCTGTTGCCGCCGGCCTCATCGACGGGGCGACGGGTACCGGGCCGCTGGCCTACGGTGACACCGGGTTCGCCCAGGTGCTGCAGGACGTGGGGATGGCCGGGGCACGCCCGGAGCAGCCCACCATCCGCAACCACTACAGCGGTGCCACCCCGGCGTCTGCGGTGATGGCCATTCCCGGCCCCTCAACCACCGTCAGCGGGTCCAAGCCGGACAACCGGATAGTCACCCCCATTCACGGTTCGGTGGAGAAGTACGGCCTCTACGACCTCCCAGTCACCCCTGGTGACGGTTCGGGTGTGGCTGCCGATGGGGTCATCGACTATGTGGAGCCGACGACCATCCATTCCCCGGCGGTCAAGCGGCCTCCGACCACCGAGCACATCACGCTGGACGCGCCGCGTCAGACCCCGCCCAGCGGAGTGGTGACCAGCGTTCCGCGTGGGGCCGCAGCCCCGGATATGACGTGGACGGTGGCCGACCTCAAGCAGTACGCCGCCGACAACAGCATCGACCTGGGTGCGGCCACCAAGAAGTCCGACATTCTCGCCGCCATTCAGGCGGCGAGTTGATTGCACGGCGGTGCTCTTGACTAGGGGCATGGCCTCAACAACGACAGAGGAACAAGCAGGAGGTAGTGGCGCATGAGCGTCTTTCCCGTGGTCAAGGGCATCCGGCTCCGCGCCACCAAAATCAACCGTTGCGGTCTTCCCATCTCGGGCAACGCCAACCGGATTGTTACCGACGGATTCGTTTCCGTTCGGCTGACCCCGGTGATGAAGGATGCCAACGACCTGGAACAGGAAAACGCTGAAGGCCGAGTGTGCGTCAGCGACCGTACTCCTGCAACTCGCAAGTACCACAACGTCGAGTTGGAGCTGTGCAACGTCAACACCGGCCTGATCGGGTTGTTCAGCGGATGGAGCCAAGTAATCGACTTCGCCAACAACCCCATCGGGTTCCAGGACTCAGCCAGCGTCGATGACCAGTACGGGGTCGCGTTGGAAATCTGGACCGGCGGTCGGTCAGATGAGGACTGCGAGCCGCAGAAGCTCGACACAGTTTTCACCGCTCCCACTACGGGCACCAACTACGGCTACCTGCTGTTCGGTGCCAGCGAGTTCACCATGGGTAACATCGAGGTCAGTTCCAGCATCTCGACGTTCACGCTGAGTGGGATCACCATTCCGATTCCGCACTGGGGTCGGGGTCCGTACAACGTCGCCGCCACCAACGCCACCGGCACTGCTGGTCGGATGTTGGCCCCGGTGGATGACGATGCCCACTTCACGTTGTTCCGCACTTCGGTGGCACCGCCGCCCCCGACGCCGGGTTCGCGTCCGGCCAAGCTGGACATCACCGGAAAGTTCACCGGCACCACCTACTACTTCGGTGGTCCGACGAACGCCCCGGCTGCTGCTATCGCCCCGGCGCAAACCGACACCTGATGAACGTCCTGCCCGTCGCAGCCATCCTGCTCGCGGTGCTGTTCGTTCTTCTGGGACAACTGAATAGCTTTCACGCCTTACGCCGCGTGGCCGAGGCGCACACCGCATATCTGGATAGGAGACTGGAAGTGTCAACACAAGCCGTAGTCGACGCTCTCGTCGCTCAGCTGGCCAAGGCCAAGGACGAGATCGTCGCCAAGCTGGAAGCTGCCACCAGCAACGTGCAGTCGCAGTTGGTGGACGCCGGGGTTGCCGATCAGGTGGATCTGTCGGCTCTGGCTGCGATTGCTCAGCAGCTGGACGACATCGTTCCCGATGAGGTGGCCGTCGATCCGGCGGTCGAGGAGGCCGACGAGGACGATGAGGTCGAACTGGTCGATCTGGACGACGAGGATGTCGAGGTCGACGAGGACGTCGAGGTTGACGAGGAAGACGAAACCGTCTGAATCCAGACAAGAAGAACCGCCCCCGAGGGAAGGAAGTCTCGGGGGCGGTTCTCTATGTGGTGACCGGCATTACGGGGGATCAGCCGGGCACTTGGCTTGTCGGTAGCGGGTAGAACTGCAGGATGAAGCTGGCCAGCGGTTCGCTGAACACTCCGATCTCGGTGAGGTTTTCCCGGCACTCCTCAGCGGCGTAGACCGCCCAGTCATCCGGTCCTCCTTCCAGGATCAGCGCGGGGGTGGGTTTCTGCGGATACCACAGCCCTTCGTAGTCGTAGACCAGCATCGGACCCTGACCCCGGTAGGCGAACTCCTGGCCTATCGGGGCTGGTTCGTCCAGCCCCATCCGTTCACCGAGCCAGGCGGCGACGATGGCGGCGGCTTCGTCGATCTGCGGGGTTCGTAGCGTGCCCGATTCTGTGGCCGGCACCGTGTCCTGCGGCCAGGTGGTGCTAATGATGTCGTGGGCGACACACGCGATGTCCTCCAAGAGGTCGGTGATGTGTTCCCAGTCGCGGCGGCTGATCTCGTCCTGGGCGCGCAGCCGCATCATCTGGTCGTGGGCGAGGTAGAACTGCCGCACTTGCCCGGTGAGGTCGCTCATTGGTCGAACACCCTGTCCACGCCCAACCAGACCCCGAGGGTGTCGTAGAGGATTTCGGCGTCAGTCCACGACAGTTTGGCCACCGCCCGGTTGTGCCCGTCGAGGGTCTGGACACGCATGGTCAGCATGTCGCCGTCGAGCAGCACCATCCGCTGTTTGTTGGCGGTGTAAAGGATGACCGGCTCGTTCACAGGTACCCCTCCCGCGCACTGAGGGTGGTGTAGTCGATGTCTTCGTAGTCCCCGATGGACAGACCTTCAAGCAGGTCGTAGCTGTCGAGGTCGTCGATCTTCTCCTTGGCACTGTCGCGGTTGATGGCATCGACTTCAATCTCGGTCTCGTATTGCAGCTTGACCTGGACTTTTACAACGAAGCCTTTGCGTCGGCCTGTGAGCTTGAAGTGCGTCAAGCTGCTGTTCCAAATGTCGATTCTGTCCTCGTAGGCGTCGCACAGCCCCTCATCGTTGGCGTACTGGTTGAGAAGTTCGTTGAGCTTCTTCCAGTCGGCTGCCTGGGCGTCGAGCTTGGCCTGGGCGTCGGCTTTGATCCTGTCGATTTCTCCCCGCAGGGTTTCAATGGACAGGGCTTGACCGTTGATTTGACGGTGAAGCTCGTCAACACTGTGGGTGGTGGTCACGATGCTCTCAGTCACAGCACACCCCGCAGGAACATCGAGATGACGTCGCCATCGGCATCAGCGAGGATCACTGAGGCGTGACGCTTGCCGTTGGCCCCGGTGACGGTGAAACGGACATCGTTGGTGCAGGTTTCGATCAGCAGGCCGTGCTTGGTGCCTGTCGAACTCACCCCCAGCAGCGTGAGGGTCTTTTCTGCCTTGAACATGACGGTATTACCTTCCTGGCGGGTGTATCCCTGCCTCACCTATGAGAATACAGACCCCCGGAGGGGTAGTCAATGCCCAGGTCAGCACCGCTGGCGACTAATCTCAGGCCATGTCCTGCAACTGGCCTGTCGACCGCAGCTGCCTTCCCGAGCTCCCCGACGAGGACGATCCTGACTACATGCAGCGGCTTGCGGAGCGCAACGCCGCCGAGGACCTTGCCGTCAACGTGCTGTGGGCACTGTCAGGGCGTCAGTTCGGCGTCTGCGAGGTCACCGTCCGACCGTGCCCGCCCCCGGACTGCGGAGGGTTCCGTCCCGGCTCCACGTTCGATCAACGGGTGACCCCTTACATTCCGACCTACGAGTACGGGCGGTGGGTGAATTACACCTGCGGCTGCGCGGCACGCTGCAAAGCAGCGGGTCCGCGCACCGTTCATTTGCCTGGCCCGGTCGCTGAAATCGTCACAGTGACGATAAACGGTGAGGTACTGGACCCCTGCGACTACTCGTTGGAAGGCGACATTCTCTACCGGGTGGGTACACAGTGGCCTCCGCAGAACTACAACAAGCCGCTGGGGGAGAACGGAACCTGGTCGGTGACCTACATGAAAGGCATCCCCGTCCCTGATGGGGTCGCCACCTTCGTCGGTCAGTTGGCGCGAGAGTTCATCGCCGCTTGTTCCGGTGAGCAATGCCGGCTGCCGCGCAACGTCATCGCCACCACCAGCCGTGGAGTGTCCCGCGTTTTCGACCCGTCCCGCATCTACGCCAACGGCAAGACAGGGATGAGTGAGATCGACCTGTGGCTCTCCGCGGTCAACCCGTACCACGTCCTGTCCGGGCCGAGCGTGCTGTGAGAAACAATCCCGCCTGCCAGGACCCGGCCAGCCCGGTCATTCAGTCCATCATCGCGGTGATGCGTGCCCTGTTCTCCCCGACCTCCGACTGTCCACCGCTGGGCGGGGGCAGCGACCGGGTGTGGTTCCTGGCGGGGGAGGGTGCCCCCATCGAGGAGGTTAACTGCGATCAGCCGTTCCTGTGGGTCCGGCTGGCTTCCCGTTATCACAGCGAGTTCTTCCCCGACGCCTCTCTGGTGGTCCCGCCCTGCGGGGCACCGGAGGTTCTGGTGGTCGAGGTTGGGGTTGCCCGATGCGCCAGCATGGATGATCCGAACTTCGACGCCTACACCAACGAGGCAGCGGTGTCATTGGACGACTGTTGGCGGTTGAGCCGGATGCAGTGCGCGGTATCGGGTCACCTGAACGGCGAGCATCAGGTCGGAGCCGACACCATCAACCCGTATGGTCCCGAGGGTGGGGTCATCGCGTGGATGAGCACCCTGTATATCAGCGTTTAGGAGGCGTCATGGCTACCAGGAAGTCAGCGAAATCGACCGCCATGGTCATCGAGGGCAGTGTCACCCCTGCGGTCGGTGTGCTGCGCCGGGGGCGTCAGGCCCTCATCACCCGCACCGATCACATCGACGACCTGGAACGCCGCGGGTTCATCGTGTTCCGGCCCGATCTGGTCGAGCCTGACCCCGAGGTGGTGGAGCCCGATCCCGACGTTGACGGTGCTGAGCCCGTCGAAGGCGTCGAGGACGTGAACCCTGAACCTGAGGTTGAGGGTGTCGAGCCTGAGTTTGCGGTCGAGGAACCCGGTGTCGACGACGAGGCGTGAGCGTCGTCTGAACAATCTGCAATACTCGCTGTCCACCCAGCTGGACGAGTACGGCCAGTTTTCGGTGAAGTGCTCGCCGCTGTTCCGGCGTGAGCTTCGCAAGATGCTCAAGAGCATTGAGCGGGTGTCGCGCAGGATCGTCGCCAAAGATCACCGAAAGTATTCCGGGGGCGGTCCTCGCGGCCCACGCCGAAAAGGCAGCCTGATGCGGTCGATTCACGCGCAGCCCATCAAGGATCTGCCCGGTGGGCGGCGTATCTCCGGTACGGTCACCGCCGGTTCCCGTATCGCCCCTTACGCCCGGTATGTCCATGAGGGCACCGAACCGCACCCGATTCAGGCGAAGAAAGCCAACGCGCTGTCTTTTGACTGGAAGTATCGACGGGGCCGTATCGTGACCTACGAGACCCACACCTTCAACGGCATTGAAGATGCCAAGACGCACATGCGTAAGAGCAATAACCGCAAAGCCACGCTGTCCAGCTATCGCAAAGAGGACGGTATGTGGGGATACCGCACCACCAAGGCCCGGTGGGGTGTCGGGGATATTCGTGGCCGCAGTGTGGTGGTCCCCTATGTCGATCACCCCGGCCAGGACGGTAACCCGTTCTTGAACAGGGCCGCAGCGGTGATGGTCGCCAAGTACGGCGGCAGAGTGATGATTCCTCCGGGCCGTCGGCGGCGTGCTATCAGCAGTCGAGGAATCCTGCGATAGTCTGTATTGTGCCCCGATCCGAAAGGTCCCCCATGTCGAAATCCCCCGCCGGCACCAAGTCCGAAACCGTTGACGACACGCCGGACAACCTTCCCGCCACCAACGACGAAACCTCCCCCGAATACGAACTGGACCCCGACTGGGAGCATGATCGGATCAACTTCGCCGGGGACAACCTGGCGGTGCGCGCCCCCACCCAGCAGGCGTTGGCCGGGTTCTCGCTGGCCTCGTCGAAATACGTGAGCACCGAGGTCAAGAACGACATGACCGGCCTGTTCATCGTTGAACACATCGGCCCGGATTCCTACGGTCGGGTGATGCAGCGGCTCATGGACGGTGATGACACCGACTACGACAGCGAAACTCTCGGTCTGCTGATGCGGGAGATCGTTTTGCTGACAACCAACGCTGTCACGACTGAGGAGTAGCACTCCCCGTCGATAACCTTTCCGCGTGCCCTCACCTAACGTCGGGAAGGTCTCGGTTGAAGCTGACATCAAGCTCAACCAGGTCGACCTTGAAAAGGTTCGCAAGGTCCTTTCCGATGATCTGTGGAAAGGGGCTGAGCCGCGGCTCAAGAACGTCAACAAGCAGATCGACGCTATCGGCTATGCGATCAAGCAGATCGCCAACGCTGATCTGGACATTTTCGCCGATCAGGTGGAGATCGTTGAGAAGCAGTCCAAGCCGTTTGAGAACACGATGCGGAAGCTGGCCGAACAGCAGCAGGAAATGCAGGAGGCCACCGAGGAAACCGCCAGGTCCCTGGAACGGCAAAGCAGAGCACAGGAACGCATCAGCGATTTGGACACGCAGATCGCTCGTAAGGACACCAGCTTGCGGCGGGCTACCCGCGAGAGAACTATCGCCCGGTTGACCGAAGAACGTAACGCGCTGCTGGAAGAACAGCAGGCAATCGCCAAGGCGCTGACCAAAGAGGAATCCGACTACGCCAAAGCCCTCAAACGGATCAAAACTCTCAGAGATCAGATAGCCACCAAAGAGGCGTTACGCGAGCAGCAGCACGCCAACGCCATGGATCAGCGCAACGCGCAGCTGGAGAAATACCGCAAAACAGTAATCAGTGGGTTGCGGGATGAATCCTCCGAGTTGATGCGGGCAGCCAATGACTTTATCCGCGAGGAAAAGAATAAAACCACCGAGTCCGTCCGCGAGATCAAGAAGCGAGAGCGGGAAGCAGAAGCGTCAGCGAAACGTCAGGCCAAGGACGCTGAACGCGCCGCCAAGCAAGCGGAGAAGGAGCGGGAACGCCAGCTTAAAAAGTCACTGGACGAGGCCCAACGAATACGCGGCGTCCCTGGGGAGATTCTGCGGTCAGTGACCGGGCTGTCGCTGAACGTGTCCACTGAAGCGGTGGCGATCATGTCGCTGGCAACCGTCAGCCTGGTCGGGGCGTTGGGGTCGCTGTCCAAAGCGTTGTGGGTGCTCCCGGCGGGTATCGGCGCGGCGACTGTGGCGATGCAGACCTTGAAGCTGGGCACGATGGGGTTCTCCGATACTGTCAGTGCGCTGATTGACGGCGATCTGGACAAGTTCGACGAGCTGATTCAGAAGCTCGCCCCGAACGCGCAGCAGGCAGCGTTGGCGTTGCAGCAGATGGGGCCGCAGTTCAAGGAGTTCCAACAGTCCATTCAACAGGCGTTGTTCAAGGACGCCCCGCAGATGTTCACCGCAGTGGTGCAGTCCTACCTACCGATGCTGCAGCAGGGCATGACCGGCATCGCCGCGCAGATGAACCAGGTGATGAGCAACGTCGCTCAGCAGTTGTTGACCCCGGAAACGATGGGAAGCATCAACACGCTGCTGGCCAACACCGTTCAGATGTTCAAGAACCTGGCCCCGGCTGCAGGCCCGTTCGTCAACGCGATCACCACGCTGATGGCCACGGGTTCGCAGCTGCTCCCTGAGTTCGGCAACTGGCTGGTCAAGATCACTCAGAAGTTCTCGGATTTCGTGAAGAAGAACTCTGAGAACGGCAAGATCGTTGAGTGGATTCGGGAGGGCATCAACACCCTGAGGATTCTCGGCGGTCTGGCTTGGGCGTTCGGTGAGGCTATAGCCGCGTTGGCCCCGGTAGCCGAGCAGGTGTTGCCGATACTTATCAGCGCGTTAACTTTCATCGCCAAGACCATTGAGGCGCTTCCGTTCGGTATCGAGGCCGTGGTCGGCGCTTTCCTGGCGTGGAAAGTCATTTCCGGTGTAGCGGCTCTGACCACCGCTCTCGGTGTCGTTCGTGGGCTGCTGGCGTTTTTGATACCGCAGGCGGTGCGTACCGGCCTGGTGGCGATGGCCTCAGCGATGGCGGCGTTCGCCGCAGGTCCGTTGGCGAAGCTGGGGTTGGCGATCAAGGCGGCGTTCTTCCCCATCACCGCTATCGCCGGTCTGGTTGCCGGCGGGACGTGGCTGGGCAGCAAGATCGCCAAACAGCTTGACGGTCAGGACCTGAGCGTTTTGGAGCGTTTGGGGGACACCAAAGCTGAGTTGTTTGGCGGTCCTGGCGGTAATGCCGCCTGGGACGGTGTGCCCATCATGGGGGACTGGGCTACTTCAGAGAACATGGAGCGGTACGGAATCGCTCCACCGTCAGCCAGCGATGATCCGATGTTGCAGGGGGCGCTGAAAGACATCATCGTTCCGGTCAACCCTGCCGACATCATCCCGTTGCCGGGCTCTCAGCCGCAGAGTTCAGCGGCTCTCACTCCCGAGGACAGTTTGGCCCCCAAGTCGCAGCCCGACAATTTGTCGGGGCCGCTGACAGCCGGGTTGGGTCCGATCACCCCGACCTCACCACTTCCGGTCGAGGTCACCGAACTTCCCAAGCCAGGTCCTTTACCCACAGGTATTCCGGTGGACGGGTCCACCATGGGGTTGACCCCGGTGGTACCGCCGACAGGGGCGGGGGCGATAGACGCTCCTGGGTGGTTGCCGCCCTGGACGCCTCCCTCTGACGCGGCGACTCCGTGGGGGAACTGGAACCCCCTTCCGGTGCCGCCCAGTCCTGTGGATGAGCGCGGCAACAAACTTCCCAAGCCGAAGGAACCGAAGGAACTCACGGCTGCGGATCTCATCGACCAGGCCCGGCAGAAGGTCGGCCTGGAAAGTGCCCCGGTGTTCGACCCGTTCGCCGACATGGGTGGTGTGCAGAACCAGCCGGGGTGGCCGGGACGACCTGACCTGAACGTCAACGTCACCAACATGCCGACCGGCACCGGGTATCCGATGACCGGGCTTCCGCTTCCCGCGGAAGCCGGGTACGGGGCCACAGCGGCGGCTCCTGCGGTCGCGTTCAACCCGGCGGCGATTCCTGACGCGAACGGGGCCAAGGACGCCCTCGACGTGATCGGGGCTTTGTCAACGGCTTATGGGCTGCAGGTCACTCCGCAAGGAGGCTTGTACGGGCGCGAATGGGAAACCACGAGTCATCATTCGACCGGCAACGCTGTCGATGTGTCCAACGGCAGCGACTCGACTCCGCAGATGCGGGCGTTCGCCGAGATGCTTTACCGCAACTACATGCCCTACATCGAGGAACTGATCTACAACGACGACATGGGTGGGTTCGGCATCAAGAAGGGCCAGCCCGTTAACGCCAACAGCTACTACGGCGCTACTGCCCACCGCAATCACGTTCACGTCGCCGTCACCGACGCCATGCAGGGACCGTTCCTGCAGGCGGTGCTGGGCACCGCCATGCCCAAGTCGATGAAGGACAACATCTACGCCCAGAACACCCCGATCATGCAGGACCCGACGCTGGGAACCTACGGCTACACCCAGATCGACAACGAAGCGGTGATGAGGGCCACCGACGACCTCATCAGTCTCGGTAAAGAGGTTCAGCGGCTGCAGAGCGATCTGGCGGTCTACAACGAAGCTCTCAAGAACTCCATTGAAGGCACCGAAGCTCACGTTGACCTGCAGGAGAAGGTCAACGACACGATGGCCAAGCTGGACGAAATAATGCGACCGACCGGCGAGCGGGCGCAGAAGCAGGCCCGGCTGCGGGAAGCTCAGACCGGCAAATGGAACGAGCTGGACTTCGACAGAGGTCGTGCCAAGGAAATGAGCTTGGACGACCTGCCGTTCGGGCATCCCACCAAGATCCTCGGGAACATGATCCTGGGGGCCGGCGGCACGCAAGCCGACGTTCAAGGGCTGATGGGCGGTCTGATGGGCAACGTCGTCGGCGGTCTTGCTGACGGGATATTCCCGCAGCAGATGACACCGACCGCGCCGTCCACCCCCTACCAGACGTTGATTCAGCAGCAGAACCCGATGGCGTTGGCGGCGATGGCCGGTCTCAATGTCCCCGACTTCACCCGTCAGGGCGGCGGTCAATCCGCGCAAAACATCATGCAGGGCACGCAGACGATGACCGCCAACGGGCAGATCATGTCGAACACTTCCGCGTTGGTGGACCGCACGACAACCAACGAGGATCAAGCTGACAAGGCCCGTCACGAGCAGGTCATGTCGGTGCTCAACCAGATTTCCAAACGGCTGGGCAGCGACATTCTTGAACCGACTTTGGAGTCAGGCGTCAGTGGCGGCATCGAAGGACTATCCAGCGAAGTTGTCACCAAGATCGGGCAGGGGATCGGCCAGTCTGCAGGGCCGATCATCGCTCAGGCGGTTGTCGCCGCGCTGCCCAAGAGTGGGGACAGCAGCGGCGGCGGGGCGATAGTCAACAACGGGGTCGGTGGGGTGCTCAGCGCAGCTGCCGGGGTGATTGGTGTCGCCGGGTTCGCCAGCGGCGGTGGAGTGACCGGAGGAACTCCGGGCAAGGACTCCGTTCCGGCGATGCTGATGCCCGGCGAGTGGGTGATGACCCGCAATGAGGTCGCCGCCATGGGCGGGTTCGGGGGGATGCAGAGATTCCGGGCCGGTCTGCTCAACAGCGGCGGGGTCCGGTACATGGCGACCGGCGGTGGGGTGGACGTGTCCTCCACCGTCGGTGCCGAGTTCTTCGGGGTGGCGCAGGTCCCGATTCTGGGGGCCATCGTCAATCTGCTCATCGGTGTGCTACTCAAGGTGCTGGGCGTCAACGTCGAGGCCCGTGACACTCTCAACGAGATCAGCGGCGAGTTCCGCGACTTCCGGGGAGAGTTCCTGGCGTTTGAGGCGTCCGGGCGGCTGCGTAACGACACCTCCGGTCTGATGGACCGCTCCACGTCCAGTGCTCAGACCGCCGCCGACGAACGCATCAAGATTCTGCGCCTGGTGCTCGACGCGCTGGTCAAGTACATCATCGAGAAGGTCATCATTCCGATTGGCAAGGCCATCGGAAGTGCGCTGCTGCAGGCCGGTGAGGGTGCGTTGTCGGCTGGTCTGGGAGCCGCGTTCCCCGGCGGCTCCATCGTCGGCGGCATCGTGGGCAATGCGGTCACTGCAGGCGGTAACGCAGCCATGGACATCGCCGCCGAGGTGTGGGGGCAGATCGGCCAGGCGGCGTTCAGTGTGGCGTTCCAGGGCATCGGTGAACTGTTGCAGTCCTACCTGCCGGGAATGACCACCGACCTGTTCGGCGGTGTGGGGTTGGCGCGGCTGTTCGACCCGATCACCGCAGGGTTCTCGGGGATTCTGGGCGGGTTCTCCGCCGTGCTGGCCTCCATCACCGATGTGCTCGCCGGAATGTTCCCCGGCATGAAGTTCGATCAGGGTGGGGTGGCGCGGGGCACCGGCCTGATGCCGAAAGCCACCGTGAAACCGGAGCGGGTGCTGTCCCCGGCTCAGACCGCCAGCTTTGACCGTCTGGTGGATGCGCTGACCACCGGTCGGGTGTCCACCGGAGCAACGTCCACCACAACCATCCACGCGCCGTTCACGGTGACCGGAAACGAGCAGGGCGGCAGGATTGTCCATGACCGGCTTCTTGCCCTGATGAGCTAAGGACAGCGATGACTTTCCGCGGATACTTCGCCCTCAACGGTGAGGAGTTTGCCAACTCGTCCCGGCTGGCCACACATCTGGGTCGGGTCACTCCCAGCACTGACGCCGAGGTGTTCGGGACCCAGGACTGCTCACTGGTGTTCGCGCAGCCCGGCCTGGCGACCATTCCTGCCGGAACTGCCGGGGATGATCTGTACTCCCCGCCCCGAGGGTCACGCCGGTTCGGGCCGGGCCTGATGGAGGTCGGTCAGTGTTGGGAGCCGACACCGCCCTGCCGATGCACCGCCACGGTGAGCTACGACGACACCTGGACCGGGTTGCGGCAGTGGCTGAAAGATCCGCTGTACCGGCCTGAGCTTGCGCCGTGGCACAGCGTGGAGGTACCGGAGTCGGGGGAGTTCCACGGCCTGTGGGTGACCAAGGTGACCGGTCTGGACACCACTCCGGTTGAGCGAGCTATCACTCAGGCGGTGGGGTCGGGGGCGGTGGCGGGGATTCACCGTGACACTTCCCGCACCGTGACCTTTGAGGCGTTGCTGGTCGGGTGTACCGGTGCCGGGCTGCAGCACGGCCTGAACTGGCTGACCTGCCGGTTGCGGGAGGCCGCGAGTGTGGACGGGGCGACGCTGACCTATCTGAACGCTCACCCCGAGTTCAGTGCCGCCGACCCGGATTCTCTGGTTCGTCAGCTGCACCGGGTGGTGTTGACCAAAGCCCCGGAGATACAGGAGTACTTCGGTAACAGCCGTGCCCACCAGCAGTCCACCGTCTATAAGGTGTCCTGGGAAATGGAGTCGCTGTCGCCGTACTCCTATCTTCCCGCCTACCCCGCTGACGTGGATTGGGATGAGATCACCGAACTGCCGATCAACTGGGTTCACGCCGCCGGCTGCGAGAAACCGGTGTGGTGCGACAACATGCCGGTGCTGTTCTCCACCGAATGTGTGCCCGAGGAGATCGAGCGGATCACCACCCCGCCGCCTGTGTGCGGCGGGTGTATGCCGGTGGGCGGTCTGCTCAAGCACCGGTTCCGGGTTCCCACGATGGATGCGCCGTTTAGGTGCCGGGACACCGCGGTCAGTGTGACGATCACCAACACCGGCACTGATCCGGTGAGTTTGCAGGCGTTCTGGCGTCCCTGCGCGGAGGACATTCGCTGCGAAACCACCCGGTTTCCGTTGCAGGTGTCGGGGTTGCCGCCGGAAACAACGCTGACCTTGGACGGGATCAGCGGTCGGTACTGGTGCGTGTATGACAATCTGCGCCGCCGCCCGGTGGGGATGGTGGGGACTCCGACTGGGGGGCCGTGGAGACCTCCGGTGATTGACCGGCAGGACTGCTGGGACTTCGTGGTGCACACTGCGCCGGGAACGCAGTTCTCGGTGTCGATGGTGCTGCATGACCGGGAGGCGTGATGCTGATAACTCCCGGCCAGGTGGTGGCGTTGCACACCGCTGCCGGTGTTCCGCTGTATCAGTACCTGCCATCGGAGATTGTGGAGTTGACGTGGAACCGGGAAGTGTCGGAGGTGTCGCGCTGCGAGGTTGAGGTGGCGGTGGTCGACGGGATGCCCGACGTGCTGCCGTGGCTGCACTGGATCAGCGTGTGGGACGACACCGGGACGGTGCTGTACTGGCGGGGGCCGGTGCAGAAGGCCACCTACACCCGTAACCGGTTGACCGTTTCGGCGCGGGATGAGGCGGCTCTGCTGAGCCGCACCCGCTGCCCGGTGAGCAAGCAGTGGGAGTCCTCCGATCCAGGTGAGATCGCCCGAGAGTTGTGGGTGGCGATGATGGAGAACCATCGTCTGTCCAGCACTCCGGTGATGCGACTGGACCCGCTGGCTGACCGGTTCAATTTCGACACTCAAGCTGACGCGGCGATGCTGGACAGCATTTTCGACACTCTGGTCGGGTTGGGGTTGACCTGGACGGTGGTGGCCGGAACACCGGTTCTGGGGCCTGCGCCGAGAACTCCGCTGGCCGCGCTGGGTGAGCACGATTTTCTTGATGACGGGTTGTCGCTGGTGCGCGACGGTGCCCGTACCTACAACGATGTGCTGGTGCGGGGTGCTGATGACCGTTCCCGCGCCCGACGCAAGTTGGGGTCGTTGAACCTGCAGACCATCGTCAACGTGGATTCCCTGTTCGGGGTTTCCAACGCCGACCGGGCGGCGCGGCAGTATTTGCGGTACTGCTCCTCGCTGAGGGAGGCGGTGACGGTGGATTCTGGGACGAGGCTGCACCCGGAAGCCCCTTTGGGGGTGGATCAGTTGGTGCCGTCTGTGCGTATGACTGTGGAGGCGTTCGGAGTGCTGTCGTTGATGGAGTTGAACTCTGTCGAGGTGGAGATGGTTGAGGAAGGGTCGACGGTTTCGGTGACGCTGGAATCTGTCGACGATGATCCTCCCGAGTTGCTGGAACTGACCGAGAGGAATGGTGGCGACGAATGAGCAGCACGCTTCCAAGCCGGCGGGGCCGCGCTCCCCGCACCGACGCCGAGTGGGCGCGGGAGATTCAACGGCGGGTGGAGACATTGGAATCCTCGTCGAGTGTGCGGGTCGGGGATTGGGTTCTCAACAGTCGGGGCGGCGATCTGATCGCCACCACTCCGGGCAGCAAGGTGGTGCTTTCCGACCCGATTTTGACCCCGGCGACGGTCAGCCGACCGGTCAAGCCGTCCAACATCGTCGATCAGATTCAACAATCCACCGGCCTGGACCTGTCCTCGCCGCAGGCGTTCTTTGAGTCGCTGATCTCGATTCTCACCGGCAATGACGGGCCACAGCAGATATTCGACTCCATCGGGACTCAGCTGGCGGCGTTCAACGCCGAACTGGAACAGAACGTCGCCGCTCTGATGGAGAACATCAAGGAGTTCCTCAAGGTCGAGGAGTGGCAGGCGTTTCTGGACTCGCTGTTTCAGAACCTGACCGGCACCAAGCCGGACACCACGATCAGCCCCAATGACGCCACCGATCAGTTCGCGCTGCTCATGGCGACCACAGCTTCGCAGGCCACGTCCATCGCTCAGCTTCTCGCTTTGGTGAACAAGCCGGTCAACGGCATCGTGGGTGGCGATGACTTTGAGCGTACTGACGGCCCGCTGGGGTCTGGGTGGCGTATCTACACCGACAACAGCAACGGAACCTATGAGGTCAAGGGCGGTGAGGCGGTCTGGCCGCGCACCGGGATTTTGGCCAACTACGTTCGATGCTTCCGGGTCAACTCTCCCGACGCACAGACCGCGACGCCGTATCAGGCCATCACCCGTGTCACCGGAACTCGCGTGTTGCAGACTATCGCCCTTGCCGAATCTGCTGACGACATTGTTTTCGGAAGGGTCTCCAACGATCACAAGGCGTATGTGATGGCGTGGTGGGACGTGGACGTGGGCGGTAAGGGTCGGCTGCATCTGGGGTACAACCTGGGCAGCGGCGAAGAACTCGTTCAACGGGTGCCCTGCGACAAACCTGCGGTCGGCGTCCCTTTGACGTTGCAGTGCGGGGACGATAACCCTGATCCTGGTCGTGCTCCGTATTCCTACCGGGTGCTGCGCGGCAGCACCGTGTTGATCGAATGGGACGATCCCACCCGGATCACTCAGCCCCTCGCCGGTAATCGGGGGTGGGGTTTCGGGGGCCGTTCAGTGTTCGGGGCGTTTGGACAGTTCACACCCAGTTCGGTTCATTCGGTCACTGTCGCCGACACCAGAAGTCCGTAGGCTTCCGCACATGGACTGGGTGGAACCCAACGTCTGCACCGACGAACATCTTGACATCGACGACGCCGGCCAGCTGCGGCTACGCCGCTGGGCGGTTCCGCGTCTGGTCGCTGATGTGAAAGCCGAGTCCGGCGGTGACGGCAAGCTGGCCCCGACGGTGACACTGCCGGGAAAGCTGCTCATCGACATTCCCTCGTTCGGGTGGACCAACGACGCCCCGGTGGACGTGATGGTGCTGATCCGGGTGATTCGGGGGCACCGCTCCTGGATCGTCAGCAACCCCAACGCCATTCAGGTTCGGGATCGGTGGACCTGGGCGATTGACCGGGAGCCGACAGCCCCGCTGACGACCGGAGTGTTCAACTCTCAGACCGGAAGTGCCATCGACCTGGGAACCAACAGTGTCGCTGAGCCCAACCCCGGCAAGCAGTGGGTGTGGTCGGGTTCGACGTGTGCCGACGAGTGGGTGGGGCCGGTCTCGCCAGGGCAGCGGATCAACGTGCGGTACCGCTGCTATGTGTGGACCCCGCCGCCGTGGAGCGACAACGCCAACAAGAACAATCCGCAGCATGAAGCGGCGGCGGGGTGGTCGCGGGTTCAGCTGGTCGTGTTTCCGCAGCAGGGAAAGGTGGTTGTGGGGTGAGTGTGCGGGTTTGCACTGCCGAATACATGCTGACCACACCGGGGGCTGTGGGGATGCGCCGCAACTGGTTTCCGCGAATCGTGGCCGAACGGTTCCTGACGGCCACCAAGGACGGGGAGATTTCCCGCAGCCCCGACCCGGTGACCACCATTGAGGGCGAGTTGACGTGGTTCAACAACTCACCCGACCCGCAGGACGTGCATGTTCAGGTGTTGCGGGCACCACGCACCGTGGTGGCGCAGTCGCCGTCCACGGTGCTCATTCACGACGCCTGGTCCTGGGCGGTGGGGTTGGACCCCAGCGCGGAGTTCCCTTCGGTGGTGCAGGACACTGTGGGCGGCAGGATGCAGGTGGACCGGCCTGAGGTGAGTGCGGCTGACCTCAAGTACGGTCGATTCTTCTTCGACTACGACTCCTCCCACGCCTGGGTTCCGGTCGGTGTAGTGCCGTCGATGCAGGTGCTTCATTTCCGGTATCTGGCGGCGGTTCAGACGCCGGGAGTGTGGACCACGCCCAGTGAGTTCGACCCGCGCTGGGAGGCCAACGCCCGGTGGACACGGCTGCTGGCTTTCGCTACTCCGGTGGGGTCGCAGTGATCCATCCCAATCATTTCGACGCCACTGACGGGGCTTTGGCTCCGCAACCGTGGATGCAGCTGCGGCGAGTGGATTCCGCTGAGGTCGAGGCCACCGCCAGGAACTACGGAACCACAGGCGGAGCGGCGAAGAACGATCTGCTGCAGTCCATCACCCGGACGTGGACGAACAACTCTCCGCTGACTCAGCAGGTGTACGGGCTGGTCACACAGAGCGGTTCGTCGGTGGCTCTGCAGACCCGCTCACGCGGCTACATTCGGATGGATCACGGTTTAGCTCTGAGCGGAAACCCCACCATGACCGAGGTGTCCCGGTTCGGCGGCGGTGCTGACGCCGGCATGGGCGGGTTGCTCAGCCTGGGCACCGGGTTCGGTGTTCATGAGGTGCGGCAACCCTCCACCACCATTCCGTTGATGCCACAGCTGACCGGCTGGATTGCCGTGGCTCCGGGGGCCAGCATCACCGCCAAGGTCGATGTCCGGTTCGTCAGCGAGTTCTGGGAGTCCACGCCCATTGACGGTGGAGACTCCAACACCGAGTCCAATGTGATCGCCGGGGCTCTGCGCCTGGACCTGTTCGCCGTTCCGCAGATCACCGAACCGGGGCCGCGTCCTGTCCCTCAGATCGTCGGCACTCCGACCACCGCCACGGCAATCAACACCGCCGTCACCGTGACGAAACCGACCGGTGTGGCGGCGGGGGACGTTCTGGTGGCCATCTGCGGTAACAACGCCGGTACCTCCAACGCCATCACCGCCCCGGCAGGATGGGCGTTACTGCACAGCGTCAACGACGGCCTGGCCGGTCTGGGTGGGTCGCACCTGCGCGTGTTTACCAAGGTGGCAGGTGCGTCGGAACCAGCGAACTACACCTTCGGGAACAGCACCCTCATCGAGGAAGTGGTGTGCCTGGTCGCGTTGCGTAACGCCGGGTCGGTGGGCGGTGATGTCGGCAGTCTGGGGTGGGCGGTGGCATCCACCCGCCGCCGCTGGGCAAAGGACGGTGAACTGCACATCGCACCGTCGGTCGCCCGTAACGGCCAACTGCTGCTGTGCGCGAGTTTCTTCGCCCGAACGGACAATCCGCTGGATCTCACTTTGGGTCCGGCGGCGGTGGCGCAGACACCGCCGGACGGCATGACCGCGGTTGCTGAACGTAACGGAACGTCGGTCTCACTGGCAGTGGCGTCGTTGAACAGCCCACCCAATCCGACGTGGGAGCGTCTGTTCGCCACCGTGCCGCGTGCCTACTTCGCCAGCTGGTCGATCAGTGTGAGCATCGTGATACCGGGAGCGCAGCAACTCTAGGAGGGCCGTGTACGAGCCGCCGTCTGGGCTGGACGACATGATCGGTGACGCCGATCAGTGGGAGTGCTGGGAACGAAACCCGGCCAAGTTCCACGACCTTGAAGTCGAAGGTGTAGGAATCGTTAAGGCCCGCCGACCAATGGTCAATGCCATTCCTGCGCTGGCGATGGCCGCGAACGCTCAGATCGAGGTGTCGTCCCGCGTGGACTATCTGGTGCTGTTCGTCCGTAACCATCTTGCCGAGGGTGAAATGGAACGCATCTATGTCGAAATGATCTCCGGGGAAGCTCCCGCCGACAGCATTGATAGGATCGCCAGAGCGGTGGCGACGTGGGGCACTGCCCGCCCTACGTCGCCGTCATCACGCTAAGCGTGCTGACGGCTCATCACTGGCGCACCATCCGGGTCAAGATGCTGCAGTCGGGCATCAGCCTTCCGATGGATTTGGCGAACATGCACCTGGCTTTGGATCTGACCGAAATGGCGATTCTTGAGAGCATCGCCAACGAAGGGGCCAAGGATTCCGACTTCAAGCGTTCCCAGTTCCTCGACAAGCTGTATTCGCCGATGGTGGACGCAAAACTGAACGGCAACAATTACGTCGCGCAGCCGCAGGGCTTCTCGCAGGAGGAGGTTGAGGCGTCGTTCGACGCTTTTGCCGCCGTTGCCCTCTGAGTCTCTAATCTTGGCCGCATGGCCGACCTGTTCATTTCCTATGACCCCTCCAAGCCGGTTGGGGAGCGGCTGGCCCCCGAGGTTCGTCAGGAACTGTCCGAGGTCGCACCGTCCACGGTGAACAACAACACGATCACCACCGCCAAGCTGGTGGACAAGAACGTCACCACCGAGAAGATCAACGACGGTGCGGTCACGTCGGTCAAGATCGCCTCCGGGGCGGTGGAGACCGCCGACATCAAAGATGTGGCGGTGACGACAGGAAAGCTGGCCGACAAGGCGGTGACGCCGGCCAAGGTCAACACCGGGGTGGTCACCGCAGCCGACCCGGCAGGGTCGTTCCTGCCGCTGCGGATCGTTCCGATCACCTCCACCGCCTACGCGGCGCTAACCTCGCCTGACCCGAACACGCTCTACATCATTTCGACGACGTGAGCACACTACGGTTTGGGGCGAAGCCCATCACTGCTGCTCGGCTGGGGGCCAAGCCCGTCAGTCGCATCATGCTGGGCCGCACCACCGTCTGGAACGCCGTTCAGGTGTACGACGACTTCAACCGGCCCGACGCCGAGCTCGACGACGACGGCTCCTGGGTCAATCACGGCCCCTCTCTGGATCACGTCGCCTCCGTTGTCGACAACCGCTGCCGGATAGGGATTCCCGACAACTTCACCGCCGGGGTGTTTGAGCGGATCTCCTACATGCGTTACGCGAAGGCCACCTCGCCCACCGAGGACGGTTATGTCGAGGCGTTGGTCGCAACGATGGGCGATTCCACCAAGACGCTGCTCGGGGACATCAACTATCAGACGCACGTCTACGGGCGGGTGTCCAACACCGGATTCAACGCCGGGGTCGGTATCTGGCTGGCCGCCTCAGAGATCGGTCTGATCGTCCGTCAGGGCTTGAAGGAAACCGTGGTCGCCCGGTTCGGGGCGTACTCGCCGGGGAACATCGTGCGATTGGAGTGGAAGGGCAAGCTCTACACCATGTTCCGCGACGGAGTGTCGCTGGGGACCTGGAACGACTCGACGAACATGGTGGCCACCGGGACCGGGAACCGCAGCTTGGGGCTGCGGGTGCACGGGGCTAAGGAAAAGTTAGGGCTCGGGCCACGCAGATTCTCCGCGGCCCTGGATTACGTCGAGTACGGATAGGGGCGTCGGTGACCAACAAGCTCATCTCCATCAACACCGAGAAGGCACCCGGCACACAGCTTCCGGTGGTAGTGAACACCGAGATCAAACGGGTGGTTGGTAACCCCGGCTTGACAGCGGAGCAGGTTGCGGAGCTTATCGCGGCGGCGACAGGAGGGCTACAGACCGGTGGTGGTCTGAACGCGGCGGCAGTCACCGCCCTCATCGAGGCGGCTGTCGCGGAGGTCCCGCTCGGGCTGACCGAGGAGAACTGGACGACGATTCTTGAGGAAAAGCTCACCGATCTTGCACCCATGATCTTCCAGGCGGTGCAGTCGCAGATGAACGCGCTGCCGGAACGCATCCGACTCAACGTCAAAGATGCCAGCCCGAACGCCAAAGTTGTTATCGAAGCACTGAACCTGACAGCTTCCGGGCCGAACCCCAACCCGGTGAGCATGGACATTGAGGTTCCGGGCGGGAATCTGAGCGTCAACGGCAAGCGTGTTCTCACCATCGACGACGCGCTTGAGGCTTCTGGCGGTGCCATCGACCAGGCGGCTGTCGAGGCCGCGGTGGCGGCGGCGACGGCCCCGTTGCTGGCGCGGATTGCTGCGTTGGAAACCAAGCTGGACAGCGAGCTTGCTAACACGATGGGTTATATCGGTGAGCAGAATCAGAACCTCACCGACTTGCACGCTGGGGATATGACGCTGGTTGGGCAGGAGTTGGCGAAAAAGGCTGACGTGACGGTTACTGACGGCTTGCAAAATCAGATCCGGTTGAACACCCAGTACATCGACCAGCAAGTCGGCACTGTGATTCAGTACGCGGATCTGGCGTTGGAGAAGAAGGCTGAGAAGTCCGCTCTGGATGATCTTTCCGATAAATATGAGGTCGATCTGGGCAATACCCGGCAGGCAATCAACGATGTGGTCGAGTTCGTGCTGAACAACTATCTGACCAAGCGCGCTTACCAGGAACTGCTGGACGCGATGAACGGTCCGAACGCGACAGCAGAGTCGATCCAGCGGATGTTCTGGTTGCTCAATGACGTTCTTGAGTCGCTGATCGCAGCGACGGGCATCGAAATCGACGGGAGGGTGAAACCGTGACTGCAAGCAACAAGATGGCCCCGATGATCGGAAACCGTAATCGCACTGGCGATCCGACGCAGATCACCGTGCCGACCCGCGCTCTGGGCGTGCTGCCAGCCGCCGAGTGTGCCACCAGAACCGACCTGCGGGACTATGTGAAGAAGTCGGAGCTACCCGCCCATCTGGTTCCGGTTCCCGATAACGTCCGAATCCCCACACCTGTTGTTGGTGAGGGCGCTTCGCTCATCACGGCATCGAAAACGATGAACGTCAGTTATTTGCACACCCCCGGCCCGGACGACAATTTCCTGCTGGTGTTCGTGTCCTACATGATCCCGCCTATTGTTCCAGGCGGCAGTACTTGGACGATGAAAGTCACTTACGGCGGGAAAGACTGCACGTTCTTTGCGGAGTACAACAGCGCAAGCGTGGCCGCTGACCGTACTCGCGGAACCATCCGGGGCTACTGGCTGACAATCACCCCTGACCCCTCGCAGACACCGCAGGAAGTGGTTATCACCTGCACAACGGGAACGGATTTGACCGGCAAGGACGGTAATCCGACGTATGCTTTCCGCTCTAATTCGGTGACAATGAGCAACCGTACTGCCTCCAATCATGTGGGCGGTGACAACAACGGGGCAGCTTCGATAAACGTGGGTGGTGCTGCGGGGTTCAACCGCCGCTGGATCGGATTCGTGCATGTTCCCACCACCCCTTCGCGCACGTTCGTCAACACCTCCAACGGCCCCGCGCAGGTGCTGTGGGAGGTTGATGACAACGGCGGTCGGCGGGTTCTCATCTACACCACCACCGACGAGCACGCCATCTTGCACGGCGGGCAGCCGGCGAACGCCTACTCCAGCGCTCATATCACCGTTCATGCCACTGCTCCACCGAAAGTGCTGTGACTATGGAAATCACCAACGGCGAAATCAACGTCGACCTGCCAGAGTCGCTGGCGAAGCTGCTGCTGGCCGGGAAATCCTGGTCGGAAGGCTCCACCGAAGATCACGGTGACCGGGTGGAGGGCCGTGGAGAAGACGACACCGCCATCCCGATGACTCACATTCCCGGTGTGGTGGCCGGTATCAGCATGAACCGGTTGAAGAAGCTCGTCGGTGACGGCACGATCCCGCATGTCCTCAAGGACCGCACCAAGCTTATCCGGCCTTCTGATGTTCGCACGGTGCTTGAGAAAGAGGAATCGAATGGCTAGTCCGCACCACTTCACCGCTGTCGGGCATTTCTACGTCCTCAACGCCGAGAACTGCACCGACCCGGACAAGCTGGTCCCGATCACCGGGACCATCCGGTTTTCTCCGATGCTGGCCAACGGGGACCTGATCCGAGCGTTGAGCGCCGAACCCAACCCTGCCGGTATAGCCCTGAGCCCGGTGACCGGTGTGATCGACGAGGACGGTCGGGTCCGGCTCAAGAAGAAGCCGCGCCACCCCGGCTGCTGCGAGTGCTGTGTCGACATTCCCGACGGGGTGTGCCTGGTCGGTGACTCGCCGCTGTTGGCGTTGGAGACACCGCTGTTCTACGAGGTGTCGTTCCACAACATCAAGTTCGGGTCTCGGCCCGGCTCCATTGCCTCGTTTGTGTTTCAGGCACCGTGCGAGGACGGGGCGGTGGTGGATCTGGTCACGGTGATGCGGGTTCCCGGCCAGCTGGCGGCGGGTCTGGTCGCAGGCCCGCCGGGACCTCCCGGCAAGGACGGGGCCGACGGTGCGGACGGCAAGGACGGTGCTGACGGTGCTGACGGGGCCGACGGTGCGGACGGCAAGGACGGTGCTGACGGTGCGGACGGCAAGGACGGTGCTGACGGTTCTGACGGCGTTTTCGATGCCGGATCACTGCAGCCGATTGACGAGATCACCGACGACACCGACATTTTGGTGCTCGGCCCGGAGAAGGTCAATCCGAAGGTCGTGAAGGTGTCGCCGTGGCAGGTGTTCAAGGCTCGCCTTGAAACGTGGGTGCGGGACTACCTGATGGACGAACCGGAGTTGGGACGCCCTGAGATCACTGCGATTCGGGTGCCTGATCCTGGTTTCAACGATGCTGACATCGCGGCGGGTATTGATCCTCCGCGCCGGAACCCTGGTTATTTCCAGATTTTGGATGCGCGGGAGTGGTTGAATCCTGAGGGTTCGCCGTTCAGTAGCGCGTCTGGTAAACCGATCGCAATTGGGTTCCGGCACGATTTGACCGCCGATTGTGACGCACAGTTCGTGACACGCACCCGCAAGGGTGGCACGCAGTTGATTACGTCGAACGGCATCGACACGGCGGCGGGTACCTCGCATCTGGTACTTGCTGCCCTGCGCGGCAACGTGTACGCCACCACAACCGGCAATACCAACATCACCAGCCAGATTGTTGCGGCGAATCAGGTTGCCACCGCCGGGAACATCGTCACACTGTCGAACAAGACGATCCAGTCCCCGACAATCAACAACCCCACGATCTCGGCCACCGGGGGAATGGTGGTGAACTGGACCGCCGCCGCCACACCGACCACCAAGATCACACTGGGCCAGGAGAGCGTCCTCAACAGCGAAACCGCTTCTCAGCAGGCTTTGTCCATCAACCCGAAGATCGTCAGAACGTCGATTTCCTCCCCATTGCACGGCGTGATGACCTTGAGCCCGAGGATCGAGGGTCCCGGTGCCGAAGATGTGTCTCTGATAACTTGTATGCCCTACCTCAACGGGCCTCCGTCGAACGTCTTTGAGGTGTTCGCCAGCGGAGATGTGGTCTGCACTTCCATCAACGCCGGCGGTCCCGACAGCACAATGTCGATCTTCTCCAAGATTGCGATTAACCAAGAGGGGATGAACGAGCAAGTGCAGGTGCCGGGCACTCGTGTCGTTCCTCCGGTACGCAACAACGATCCTGGCAGGCGGGGAATGTACGCCGTCGACAACAACTGGCTCTACATCGCCGTGGCCGACAACCAATGGAAACGAATCGCACTACAGACGTGGTAAGGAGAAACAGCAATGGCACGGTATGACGAGGTTTTCGCCGACCTTCAGGCCAAGCACGCCGCTCTGCTGGCGGTGATCGCCGCGCACCCCGAAATCGCCGAGGAAGTCAAAGAGGCGTGGTCAACCACCCCGGAGGAAGTGCAGGTCGACGACCCGACCGACGAGGCCAGGGCCAACGCGCTGGCGGCAGTGCTGCGGGAAGCGGAGAACACCATCGGAGTGGAGAACTCCGTCCCGCCCGTTGAAAGTTAACGAGCACCCCACCGGCCACGACCCGGCCTGGTGGCGTTCCACCGGTCAATGGTGGCGGGAAGCCACCCCTTGTAGATGCCGATTTCCGCGTCGTGGGGTGGAAGCTCCACCCTCGACAGCGACTTGACCCCGGCCAGCCCCAGGTATTCGGCTACCTCTGATCGGGACAAATACCGCGCTATCTTGCGTTTCTTGTCCGAGGTGTCGGGCATGACGGTCTCCTGCCAGTCGGGGTATCGACTAGCAGAATACCGATCAAGGGTGGTGTTTAAGTGGCGATTAGCACCGGCATGATGTTGCCGTTCTCGACAGCTGCGCGTGCCACCACCGCCCGAGTCCACTCCTGTTTCGGGTCGGCACTGACCGGCAACTCAAACCACCCTCCGCTGCTGGCGACCAGATCATCGTCTGCGGCGTCGGTGACTTTCTTCACGTCACCGTAGAACTGCTGAGCGACTTCTTGAACAGCGTTGAGGAAACCCGGTGGGCAGGCTCGCCGGCCCACTTCGATGTCGGAGAGGCTGCGTTCGCTCATCTGCAGCTTCCCGGCCAACGTCCGTTGGCTGATCCCGATATAAACGCGGTGGGCGCGAATCAACTCGCCCCATCCTTGCGCGTAGTCGCTCGGTTGTTTCGACATGGGTGTCTCCTGTTCACGGAGGTCGTGTCAGCCCAGATGCGGCTGTGCGCCGCACCTGGGCTGACGGTGGGTTAAAACTTAGTGGCGCACACCGGCCCGATACCTGCCTCGATGCTGGCCTCGTCAGTCAGAGTGGCCCCGCAGCGGATGCACATTCCGTAGAGGTGGCCGAGTTCTTTGGCCCGGTCCAAAGTCAGCCGGGTACCATCCCGTCGCACCTCGCTGACGATACCGGGGGCGTAATCGAACCCGCCGCTGACGGTATTGAGAAGCTTTCCGTAGGCGCGGCCTGACCCGTGCACCGCGTACTGAACCTTGACGATTCTGCCGTCAGCCAGTTCCCAGAACCCGTCAATGCGATTGTCGACGGACTGTTCTTCCTCGACCAGTTCGTTTTCCATTTTCTTGATCTGATCGAGTTTCTTGTCGATGGCTTCGCTGGCAGCGGTTTTGGTCAGACCGGCGATGTGGCGGTTCCCTGTGGCGGTCAGCGCGTCCTCGATTTCCTCTGCGCTGTGGCCGTTGAGCTGCATGTACTTGCGGGTCAGGTCAGTGAGGAAGCTGATCTGCCGGTCACTGATGGATGGTTCGGTCTGAGGGACGAAGGGGCTGCTCATCGCTGAGCCTCCTCGTCACGAATCACCACGTCGATGGCCGTGATGGGGTCGTGGTCAGGCGGGAACTGCAGACCCTCCTGTTCGGCCCAGGATTTCGCCTGGTTGAACTGGTAGGGGTATTCGGTTTCCCCTACCGCGGCGATGGTCTCGTAATACTTCTGCCCCTCGTCCCAGCGGTCCTGGGCTGCGCGAAGCTGGTCCTGCATTTCCGCTTGAGTGGGGTGCCGGTAGAAGTGGGCACCGTCGTAACGCTGCTCCACTCTGGCCCCGGATTTCTCCACGGCTTCCAGAAAGACGCTGTATCCCTTGAGCAGCGCCGGCATGGTGGCGATCTGCCCGAAGTAGATGACGCCGAAGTCGACATCTTTGATTTCGATGTCTCGGGTTGTTTGCGGCCTTGCCATGTGTCGGTTCCTTCCAACGTGAGGCGGGCTGATCCCTGCCTCTCCTCACACAATACAGGCACACGGAGGCATTTTCAATGCACTGCCGATTTCTACGCTCGCGGTGTGACCGAGAAGATCCTTCCGTACAACGCCGATCTGGCGGCACAGGAAACCGGATATTGGTGTGGTCCAGCCAGCGCACAGATGTGTTTGTCGGACAGGGGCATCCACGTCGAGGAACACATTCTGGCCGCAAAGTGCCAGACACATGAAGGCGGCACCGACCACCTCGGCCTCATCGAGCGTGTGCTCAATGAGTACGTCCACAACGCCGACTACATCACCGTGTCGCTCCCCAACGACCCACCAACGCAGGACGAGGTTGAAACCTTCTGGAACAACCTGCGAACCAGCGTTGACGCCGGTTTCGGCCTGGTCATCAACTTTGTCGCCCCGCAGAACAACATCCCGTTCCCGATCAAAGGTTCCGGCCCGGCACCGAGTTTCTACAACTTCGGAACCACCTACCACTACGTCAGCGCACATGGATACAGCGACGAGGACAACCAGCAGGCGGTGTGGATCACCGACTCCGGTGGCCCGTCAACACCCGGCAAGTGGGGCTATTGGCTGACCTTGGCGCAGACCGTTCTGCTCGCAGCGGGCAAGGGTTACATCTGGGCGCGGCCCCACGGCAGCGTCCACGCCCCGGCGCTGCCCGGTCCCGCCCCAGTTGCAACTCAGGGCCGGTTCTGGCCGGTCACCGCGGATCGGATTGTCACCAGCCCGTTCGGGCCTCGGTGGGGGACAATCCACACCGGGGTGGACTTCGGGTTCAACGGCGGTGCTGGGGACCGCCCGGTGTTCGCGGTGCAGTCGGGGACGGTCATCTTCTCCGGTGCCGCAGCTGGTTACGGCGGCCCGGACCCGTGCGGTTGGCTCGTCATCGACTCCGACGATTCGCAGGGTGGCGGGGTGTGGGAGTACGGCCACATCGTTCGGGAGCACGCGCTCACTGTGGGTGCGAAAGTCCAAGCGGGTCAGCAGATCGGCATCATCAACCCCAACGAGGGCACCAACGGTGGTGTGGCCGCGCATCTGCATCTGTCGTATATGCCGCGTGGTTACGATCCGGGGGCGAAGGTGGACCCGCTGCCGGTGCTGGACGGCTCCAACGAACCGGGTGTGCATCACGAGCCGCCGCCGCCTGTGCACGAACCGGCACCTGAGCCACCGCCTGTGCATCATGAGCCGCCGCCGACAATGATGCCGACTCCGCTCACAGGTAGGCCGTTCCATCATTCACAAGCCGACGACTTAGAAGGCACGCTGCTGTCGCTGCGAGCCGAGGGTCTGCTCACGCAGGCTTTGGTGTTCGCCCTGGCAGAAAAAGCCGGGATCAACGCCCGCGAACTGTACGAGAACGTGCGAGGCAGCTTCTGATGTCAATGCCGTGGGACAACCCGCCCCAGAACCCCAACGGGCAGCCGCCGGCTCAGCCTCCCCCTCAACCGCCCCCGAACTACACCTACACACCCAGCCCGGTGCCGCCGTATGTGCCCCCGGCTGGGCAGCCGTACCCGCAGCCATATCCGCAGCCATACTCGCAACCGGCTCAGCAGATGCAGCCGGATCTGCCTCCGGTGGTGGCCCGAAACCCGCAGACCGGGGAAACCGTCAAGGTGGACATCGGCACCGAACTGCGCGAAGCCATCCGGCAGGCCATCACCCAGTCGGTGGTCGAGAACAAAGACTCCATGCAGGCCGGAACGCAGCGTGCCATCGCCAAGATGGTCAAAGCAGAAGTCGCTGAGGAAGTCGAAGAACAGTCCGACAACCTTGAGGCGGCGTTCTCCGGGGGACCGGCCACCACCAGGACGTTCATCCAGGGCGCGGCACTGGACATCGGAATGGCGGTGTTCGCGGGGATGGCAATGCTGATCGGCCCGGACGCTGATCTTTTCTCCGCTGAACTGTGGACGATTGTGGGCGTCATGATGGTCAAGACCGTCATTCAGACCGGGCTGTCTTACATGATGCGCTTCAGCGCAGGAGCACCCCCGCGATGAGAGTGGTGTGCGCAGCCTGCAACGAGCACTACGCCGACCTCGACGACTCGATGGAGTTTGAGTCGATGCTGGTGTATTCCGACGCGCTGGCGGTGTATCACTTGGCGCACTGCCAGGCCAGCGCGGATGAGAAGGACGCGGCGTGGGAGATGATGGAAGCCGCGTCGAAGGTGGACACCGAACAATGACCACGATCCGCGAGTTCCTGTTCAGCACCGCTCCCAAGACGCACGACGAAACCGTTCCTGAGCGCCGGCAGCGGTGGTTTGAGAACATCATGGCCGTTCTCATGGCTGTGGCCGCGATCTCCGCGACGTGGGCCTCGTTTGAGGCTTCCCGTTGGGGCGGTAGGGGTTCCAGTTTGGTGTCGGAGTCCACGGTGTTGCGTGCGGACTCAAGCCGGTGGGCTGCGCGTGGCGCGGAACAGACCTCGGTGGATGCCAGCGTGTGGATCGAGTGGCAGAAAGCTGTCCTGCTGGGCCGGGATGATTTCGCCGCGTTCATCCATGAACGTTTCTCCCCGGAACTGGATGAGGCCCAGGACGCCTGGTTCGGGAGAACCTTGCGGGACGAGGACGGCAACCCGGTCAACGGGAAACTCCCCAAGGGAACACCGATGGGGTTGGACTCGTATATCCCTCCGGGGCAGGAGAAGTCCGAACAGTTCGCGGCGAAAGCGGAGGAGTTGCTGGCCGAGTCCAGCATCTACGGTGCCACCTCAAGCCGGTACACCATGCTGACGATCATGTTCGCGTTGGTGCTGTTCTTCGGGAGTGTGGCCACCAAGTTCTCCGGGCCGAAGATTCAGTTGGCGTTGGGGTCGTTGGCGTTCCTGCTGCTGGCTTCCGCGTTTGTCAGGATGCTTGTCCTGCCGATCATCTGAGGCTGCCAAGTACCAGAACACCATCCAGGGAAGATCGTGGCTCTACGGGGCACACAGACCCCAATGCGGTGATGTTCCATGGCTGTGCTCTAAGCTGTTCAGTGTCGAGGGATGACAGCACAAAGCCCCCGGCCCTAATGGGCCGGGGGCTTTGTCGTTGACCCTGCTGCGGGGGACTAAACCAGCAGGGGCAGCCGTCAGCCTAACCCGAGGTGCGTCATCACCTTTCGGGCGTTGTCGACTTCCTCCTGCGTCAGCTTGTCCGACAGCTGGTACGGGGCACTCTTGCCGTTCTTGGCCTCGCCCAGTTCCAGCCGCCCGATCACCCAGGAGTTCGGGCCGCGCATGATCTTGCGGAGCGTGTTCCGCAAAGCCACCTGGAACACCAGCAGGTCGTCGACCTGCTCGTTGTCGTTGTCCAGCCGGATGACGTTGCAGCGGATCGCCGGGGAGTCCGGGGCGATCTTGGTGTTGATCGTCACTTCCTCCAACGGCTGGATCAGCAGCAGTTCCCCGAGGAACTCGCTGATCCGGTAGTCACCGCCACCGCCGCTGGGCGGCATGGCGAAGGGGCTGCCGGAATTGTCCAGCGACGTGGGCTCACCGTCGCTGCCCACCGCCGCCAGACCACCGCGTGCCTTGGTGGCGGTGCCGTTGCTCTTGTCGAAAGGGTTGGTCGCCATTGTCAGTTCTCCTCATCGGTAGTGGCGAGAAGTCCGAAACACTGTGTTCCGAACTCATCCAGGTCGTCATTCCAGACGTCCTGGTACTGCTCACGAACAGCGATGGCGTCATCGACACTCGTGATGTTCTGGATCGCTTGCCGCGCTTGGACATAGCGAATGGTGTCCTCCCCGGTCGTGGGGAGGGTGTGGGAGAGGACCCGCTTGGGGATCTCCCGGCGTTGACGGCGCACCTGCATGGCGGTGATAAGACCCTCACCCCCGGCGAACAGGTCGAAAGGCACCACGGAGGCCCGTTCAGGCTGATCTGACGGCAGGTGGACCACCACGCAGAAGTCCTGGTCGATCTTGGGCATTTCCTCCCACGTCAGCCCGTCCAGCCCCAGCATGAGGGTCGCGTAGCCGTACACCGCGAACTGCATGGCGTACTCCATCAGCGAGAAGTCCAGCGTCTTGGAGGTCTTGAGGTCGCCCAGCAGCAGCCGCTTGGACTCGACGTGCCAGTACAGCCGGTCAATGCGCCCGGCGACTGTCTCCTCGCCCTGGTCGTTGAGAACCACCCGTTCGACGTATTCGGGCACCGCGATCAGACCGGCTTTCTGCAACGCGGCCTGGTAGCTGCGTGCATAGGGCTGCGCCTGCTCGGGAAGCTGGTGCAGCAGGGCGCGGCCCATGTCCAACTCCCCGATCCAGTCATGGACGAACTGGCCCAGTTCGCGGGAGTCAGCCGCGCCGTTGAAGTCGTCGATGAGGTCGATGAGGTCGTTGATCTTCTTCGACGAGGACCCGTTGGTCATGGCGGTCTGCAGTTCGTTGAACGTGCAGGCCATGGCCATTTCGTTGTCGGTGAGGTTGTCGGCGTCCCCGGACTGCACTGCCAGGGCGTGCTGCTGGGCCGCGAGGACGGCCTGCACCTTGGAGCGGATGCGCCACTGACCGAGATGGAAATGGTCGGCTGTCGCGGAGGACAGTGTGGTGGCGCGGCTGTAGGAGGTCAGCCTGCCGGTGGTCGGTGAGGGCAGCTTGTAGCGGCCCCAGGAGTCGAACTGCACGTCCTCCCGAGGCGGGGTGGCCGGCAGCGGATACCTGCTGTAGTCGGTGTACCGACCGCGGTCAGGGATGCCGTTGGCATCAAGTTCGGTCATGGGCGGTGGTGCCTTTCTTTCGGGGGATGCGAGATAGGCCGGATGAGCCTGCTCGGTCTGCGACGTCCAGCCCCAGATCGGGGGAGGGGACTTGCCGTCGAAGTCGGGTCGATACCAGGTGATTCCGTTGGCATCGGTGATGGGGTCGGGGAGGCCGGTCACCAGCCGAACTCCGTCACGAGTAGGGCGTAGTTGAGAGCGTCAACTTCGTCGTCGTAGCAGCCACGGTCAGCACCCCGGCTGTCGCAGACCACCCAGCGCGGAGTGGTGTCCTGGTAGGCCATTTCGCAGGTCGGGCAGAGGCCGAAGGTCACGGTGACAGTCACAGAGCCACCGCCTCAGGGTCGGTGGTGTCCATGGCCCGCATCTGCGGGTCCAGCAGCCGTGCTGCGAAGTGGATGCTGATCTCGTCGTGCAACCGGCCTTTGGTCATCCCGGCATATCCGGGGATGCCCAGCCGCTTGGCCAGATCGGACTGCATTTCCGACGGTGGCAGGCTTCTGCGCCGCCAGGAAGCCAGCCGGGTCGGAACTTTGAGCTTGGAGTCCACGGCCCACTGCTGGGCGTGTTTGATCGCCGTGGCCATCGGGTAGTGGACCGGATCACCGTCAGCACCCAGCTCGTACCAGCCACCGACAGGGGTCTTGTCGGGGTTCTTCTTGGCGGTGTTCATGTAGCCGACAGCCCACTGGTCCCGGCGGGAGTCTTTGGGCCAGACGAACACCAGCCAGCCGTCGGGCAGGCTGATGAACGGCACACCGGCAGGCGTTTCCAGCCACAGGATGTCGGACTCGTTGTCGGCCAGCAGGTCGATGGTCACCATGTCCACGACGCCCTGACGTTTGGAACTGACCCGGATCTCGGGTTCCTTCTCGCAGGTGCACTCGCTCATCACCAGTTCGCAGACTTCGCAGATGGCTTCTTCGCCGTTCTCGTCGACCTCTTTGATGTCGATGCCCATGCCGTGCACCAGTTCGGACAGGTGGATGAGCCGCATCTGGCGGGTGGTGCCGGACAGGTCCAGCACCAGCGCGTCCTGCTTGCCGTCGTAGAGCCGCAGAGCGCGGCCCACCATCTGCGAGTACAGGACCCGGCTGCGGGTTGGCCTGGCCATGACCACGCAGTCGCACATGGGGAAGTCAGCACCCTCGGTGAGCACCATGACGGTGACCAGCACGTCGACTTTGCCCTCGCGGAAGGCTTGGTAGACCGGCTGCCTCTCGTCGTAGCTCATGGCCCCGGTGGTGGACACCGCTGAGAGGACACCGCGTTTGTTGAGCAGATCAGCGATCTGCTTGGAGGCGTCCACACTGGCCGCGAACACAATGGATCGGCGGTCTCTGGCGTGCATTTCAATGGCATCGACGGTGTACTCCACCGCCGCTTCCATCACCTCAGCGAGGTCGGCCTGGTTGAAGTCACCGGCCACGTTCTTGATCTCGTTGAGGGCGTTGAGTTCCCCGATCCTGACTGTCAGCCCGGTGGGAGGGACGAGGTAGCCTTCCTCGATTGCCCAGCGCAGGTTGCGTTCGTAGCTGATCTTCTGGATCACGTCGCCCAGACCGATCTGCTCGGTTTTGCCCTTGCTGTTGTCGGCGCGGTACATGGTGGCTGTGAAGCCGCACATGTAGGCGTCGTCGTAGCCACCCAGTTCGGTGAAGGTGGCGTGATAGCCCAACGCCGGCGCGTGGTGCACCTCGTCCCAGATGATGACATCGCGCTTGCCCAGAGCCCGGCGACGATTGGCTTTGGCCAACGTCTGCAGGGTGGCCCCGACGATGGGTGCGCGGTGATTGTTCTGGTCGGCTCTGACCACACCGATGTGGCTGTTCGGAATGGTGGGATCGACCTCTTTGAGGTCGCGGATCATCTGGTCGATGAGTTCTCCGCGGTGGGCGAGCATGACCACTTTCTGGCCGCGATGGTAGGCGTCGGACACCAGCTTGCCGATGACTGTGGATTTGCCAGCCCCGGTGGGGAGGACCACTCCAACACGCTTGTGTCCGGCTGCCCAGTCAGCCTCGACGGCTTCTGCCGCCTCAAGCTGATAGGGACGTAGTTGACGGGGCTTATTCCCTGTTCGGACGCTCATCTGCGTTCCTCACTCTTTCTGTCGCTGTCACTGTCGCTGTCACTGTCGATAGGCTGCTGCCTACCCTCTCACAATACAGAGCACGGTAGGCATTGTCTAGTTTGCCGGGGCATCAGGGCGGAGCTTTGTTCAGCGCAACGAGCACCACCAGCAGAACCCCGTAACCGGTCAGGATCAGCCCTGTCGACCACAAGCCCTCGCTCACTGCGGGTCCATCCCGTCTGTCATCACCGCCGTGGCATGAGCCATCCGCGCCGCCTGAGGGTCAACCGGGCCGCGCTCATACCGCGTCCCGGTACGCAACCCGTTGACCGTCTGCAGCAGACCCAGCCGCAAGGCCAGATCCACCGACAACGACACTTTCTGCTTCCATGCCTTGGACGCATCCTTGCGAGTGGCGGTGAAGGAATCGGCCCGCACACCGATCACCGCCTCAGAACGGGTGATGCCCTGCTCCGGGAACTGCTCCGAGAACTCTGCAATACGCACCGCGGTCTCCACTGTCGGCTCCTCCACCGGAGCCGCCATGACGATCTCTCCCAGACCGGGATCAGTTCTGCCGGTAGGCCCGGTGATGTACGGGGCACGCCAGGACTCGCAGTTCCGCATCAACAACGGAATCGGATGCTCCTCCTGCTCCGCGTTCTTTTGCTTCGTCACTTTCAACTGAATCGGCTTGCCCGAGGGCACCCGGCCCCCGGCACCGGTCAACCCAAGTTCGTCGAAGGTCCACGTCGCCTCACCGACAACAAGCTCGGTGTAGAGAGCACCCATCAGCGCACTGGACCCACGAGCCGCCATCGGGTTGTGCTTGGCGGTGTGATGCACCACCAGCACGCCGCAGTTGGTTTCCTCGCGCAACTTGTCGAACCGTCGCACCGCCATGCCGACGTGGCTGGACGAGTTCTCGTCGATCTCGGCAGCCATCCGGGCGAAGGTGTCGAAGATGACCAGCCCGACACCCTCGTGGCTGATCTGGTTCATCACCAACGCCCACTTCTCGGCAGCCGCGCTGATGAAGATGATCGGCAGACCGATCAGCAGGTTCTCGTCAATCTCCGACAACGACACACCGTGTTCGTGGCACCAGGCGTGAACACGCGCCACCGCGCCGGCCTGACCCTCGCCGGGCATGTAAAGCACTTTCGTCTTGATGACCTTGCGGCCCTGCCACGGCTTGCCGGTCGCCAGGTGGCACGCCAGATCCAGCGCGACACTGGACTTGCCCACGCCAGGAGGACCGATCAGCGCAGTCAGGCCACCACGCTCAATCAGACCCTCCACGCAGAACTCCGGTGGCGGCATGTCAGCCCAATGGGAGAACGGGGCGATGACAGGGACACCGGGAATACCACTGTCGAACACGCGAGGTTCCACGTCGTCGTCGGTGTCGAACGGCGAGGTGGGCTGATCTGCTGTCGGCTGGGTGGGCGTAGCCGGGAGGGACGGTAGCTCCTCCCGCAGATTGGAGATCGACAGGCCGTCCTCAGCAGCAATCTCCGACACCGGGGAGGTACCGAGATTCAGTTCATCCATCGCCTGGCCGACACTGCCGCCGTAGGAAGCCCAGGCAATCGCCTGCAGTTTGGACAGCGTTTTGGACTCGTGGGTGTCGACGTAGCCGTCAAAGGGCTCGATGTCGTGGTCGGTCCAGATGTGCAGCGGAGCGTTGGTTTCGGTGTACCGGCCCAGCGAGCACCCGGAGTCGTGGGCTGTAGCGCTCTTGAGCGAGGCATGATCGCCGGGAGCGGTCCACACCTCGCAGCCGCAGTTGTCCGGCCTGGGTACGGCGGTCCATCCCAGCGGTTCCAGAATGTCGGCCCAGCTGATCGTTTCAGCCCAGGTGTCGATCACCCCGGCAAGGTCCTCGTCCTTGGTCCGGTTGGCTTCCATGCGTGCCGATTTGGCGGCGCAGTGCTTGTTGATCGCCTCGATCAGCCACGGCGGGGCCGGGTAGTCCTGCCCCAGCAGTTCGTAGGCACCCTCCTTGCGGGTGGACGGCGGGATCAGGACGTAGCGGCGGTTCCACAGGACCGCGAACCCGTCCTCACCGCCCCAGGTCATCGCGCCCACCGATTCGGGCAGGTCCACACCCTCGGGCAGCGTGAACCAGTAGTGGCCGTTGCCGGGAGTGTGAATCCAGGTGCCGTCAGCGTCCTGCGTGCCGGGAGAGATCACAGTGGGCGGCAACTCATCCGGTGCTTCGGCGGCGTGCAGGAATCCTCGCCGTTGGGCCTCGGTGTCGCAGTCCACCACGATCAGCCGTGACCCGCCGACCTCCACGCCCAGGTTGACCGCGCAGTCCTCACCGAATCTGGCGATGTAGGTGTCGAGGTACTTGAGCACCGTCTTGGCATCCGGGCTGGCCAAAGCCAGCCCGGATGCAGACTTGACGCGGGTCCAGTCCCGGCGTCCAGCCTGCTTTGCCGCCTCCTGGGCAGCAAGATCATCGGCAACCCGCTGTTTAGCGGTTCTACCGTCAAAGGGGATTTTGCTGCCGGGGCAGATCAGCAGCAGCGACAGACCTGCTCCGCAGGCCGTCTTGATGAAGGAACGCACAGCGGCGTGATCGGTGTTGTTGACACCGCTGCCGAGAATGGCAGAAATAGGCGTTGAGCCAAGCATCGGGGGAATGCTCTTTCGTTCGGGGGATGATGTTCGGTTGTCGTCGGCTCCTCAGTGCCGGGGGAAGCACTGCGGGGGTGGAGCCGGTCTGCTCTCAGAGTCGCCTCTGAGTGCGTGGGCACATTTAATCAGCGGGCACCGACATGATCGTGTGGACGTATCAGCACAAAGCTGTACGCATTAGACGGCACCACAATATGTAGTGGTCAGACGTTGTTTTCCGACCACGATTTTGTGGCTAGATCATCATCACCGATCCTGAAATCGGTGTGTGGTTCGGGCGTGTCACGGCTTGCCCGCCCAGCGTCGCTTGTCCAGTTCGTTGTCGGAGGCGTTGCCCCACCGCAGGTTGTCAACGTGGTTGCAGGTGACCCCTCGGGGGCCGTGCAGCACCATCGTTTTGCCGTCAATCTTGGGGATGAACGCCTCGGCTACCAGTTGGTGGACGTAGCACTTCTGCTTGAGCGGTCCTCTGTAGAGGGTGACGCACAGATGCCCGTACTGGTTTCCCCTCCGTGGTGCCAGCAGTTTGCCACGGGCAGGGTATGGGCCGGTGTGGACGCGGTGCACAACCCGGTCGTTGACCCACACTCTGCCGTGGTCGCTGATCTGGTAGCCCGGTACCGGTACCGGTACCCACCGCTCTACACCGGTCACAGCGGGTTTCCGTCATCATCAAGATTCGGGATCGGTATGCCTAGCAGATACGAGTAATCCTTGATCGGAATACCAGCTTTCTTCGCCGCTTTCATGCAGTGCCGCGTTCCTTTGCTCTCGCCAAAGGGAAACGCCAGGCACACGTCAGCACCAAGATCGACCATCCGTTGATTACGGAGCGGGCCAGCAGCCTTGCCGTGTGTTGTCCAATCCGCTGTGTGGACCTCGCAGGCCACACCGCGGGCATGGCACCATTTCCACGCCAACCAGTCAGCTCCGGTGGGGCATCCTCCGTGAACCACCACAATCAGCCCGTATTGCTCGCGCTGTTGATCCAGCGCGTCCCAGAGAACGTCTTTGTCTGCCCATGACCGGCTTCCGGTCACCAGCACACGCCTCACACCTTTAGCCATGTCGGTCCCATATCCTCGCGGTCTGTTCTGAGTGTCGGGGTGCGCCCAGCCCATTCGGCCAGCCAGGGCGGCGGTGTGGTCATGATCCGCTGCACCTCCTCGGCCACCACCGTGTCCACCACCAGTTCGTCGTGCATCGCCAGCACGATGTGGTCACCCAACCCTTGCCGTTCTGCCTCGCAGATGCTGTGCGCCAGCACGTCATAGGCGCTGCCCTGCACGACGTAGTTGACAGCGCGGAAAGCCCCACCGGAATCCACCGGCAGCACCCGTCCTGCCGCTGTCATCACCACACCGAACTGCTCGGCGTATGCCTGCACGTTGGCCATCCAGCGTTTGCACTCAGGCATCGCGTCGAGCATCTGGCGGCGGATCTGGGCGGCGTCGTTCTCATGCTTGCCGATACGTTTGGCCAGCCCGGTGATTCCCTGGCCGTACATCGTGGCCAGCAGCACCACCTTGGCCAGCGTCCGGTCAATGCCGGCAGCGGTCTGGATCGGGCCGTACAGATCCTCACCGGCTTCGTAGTCGGCCAGGAACTTCTCGTCGCGTGCCAGCAGCCCCATCGTCACCGGCTCGATCTGGGACCAGTCGATACTGGACAGACCGAGTTCATGGTCAGCGATCAGGATGGGCCGCGCTTCCTTCGGAAACTGCTGTAGTTCCGGTGCAGAGCAGGACATGCGCCCGGTCTGACTCGCTCCCAGCACACCGATCTGTGGGTGGCATCTTCCGGTCACCAGAGATTGCCGGTACACCTTGTCGAGGTAGCCCAGCACCTTGTCGGTTTCAGCCAGCCGACGCTGAGCGTCGGCCAGCGGATGATCCAGTCCGGTGAGCAGTTCCTTGGTGGCAGCGAGCTTGCCTGTCTCGGTGCGTTTCCAGTTCGGCGGCAGTTCCCCGATGGAGTCCAGGTAGCCGACCAGGGCCGCGGATTTACCGACACCGCCGTCCAGGCCAGCCGCCGACAGGGTTTCCCGCGCTTTGGTGCGATCACTGTCCACCTGTTCGGCGTAACGGGTCAGGTAGTCGGAGTCGACGTTGATGCCGCGTGCGGTGCGCCGCAGCATCACCCGGTTGACCGTTTCCTGCACCGCGATGATCTGGTCGGCCTCATGGTCGCTGTGCGCCCCGGAGGGCAGGCCATGGTCGGTGAGCCGTTGTCTGGCGTACTGCCTGACGATGGGTTCCAGCCGCAGAGTGGCCACGGTGTCGGCCATGGCTCCCCGCCGGTAGATGGGGGAGTCGATGTCCATGCCCTCGTACCCGGCCTGCTTGGTCTTGAAGCCTGCCGCCTTGAACGCCAGCGTCATGCCTTTGTCGAAGTCCTCCATGCCCAGCAGCCGGGTGGCCAGCGAGGTCAGGTCCCGCTTTCCGGTCTCTGTGTCATACGGGTTGGGCCAGGCCATGCGTGCCAGCAGCAACGTGTCGGTCACCCGGTTGATCTCGGCAGCCGTGATGAGGTTGTGGTGGTAGAGAGCCGGAATGTCGAAGGGTGCGTTGTGCAGCACCACCGACGCTGCCCGTTCCATGATGTCGCGCACCTTGTTGTGGTGCAGACCGTCGCGTGCCGGGTCCAGCAGCACCACCTGAACTCCGGGGCCCTCGATCCAGGCCGCAGTGACACAGTTGATGACGAAGCTGCGATCCAGTCCTGGTGTCTCGATGTCGATGGCTATGCGGCGTGGACGGCTGCAGTAAAGGTCGTTGACCTTGGAGACAGCGTTGTCTCCGGTGTGCAGCGTGGCGTCGAGAACAGGGTCGTACCAGGATCGGTCAGGAACCCTCGGCACAGATCGCCTCCACTTCGCTGATCGAGGATGCGGTTGAGGCTGCGGCACGCAGAGCTTCCAAGTATTTCCGGCAGCAGTCGGGAACGGTGTCTCTTTTCAGCAGCACCGAAATACCGTTGGCCATCCCCGCGAGAGCATCTGATGATCCGCGCATGTAGTCGGGGCTCTGATTCGGCATCATTCGACTGCTCCCACAAACGACAGGGGCCGTGCTTGCACGGTGGGGGCTGGCACAGCGTCGAGGAAGGCCAGGAACGCCTCGGCGTTCTTGACCACTGCCGCGCCGTTGGACTCTCCGACGGTGATCGCCAGGCGCATGGCGAAGTCCAGGGCGATCTCCCTGTTGGTCATGGGCGGTTGGATGGGATTCACGATGCCTCCTTGGCGGGGGTCAGTCCTCGGGCAGCCAGTTCGGCTTTGATCTTCTCGTCATGGGGTGTTGCGCCTAGTGCCTCGACAAGCCGCTCACTGGGAACGTCCTGCAGAAACTCCGGGTCAAAGTTGATGATGGCGATAGCGGCCTCCAAGGTCATGCGCGGTGGGACCACCTCGCCCAGCGAGGACTTGCGGAGGACGGCCCGGACCACCTTCTTCTTGCGCGGTGGCCGCACTATCTGCTCGGGAGACTGGGATCGGTACTCCGCTGTCTTGGCCTCGATCAAGGCGTCAATCTCGGCGTCACGCTGAGCGGCCTTGGTCTCGTTGCGCTCTTTGATGAGCCGTTTCTCAGCGGCGGTGTACTTCGCCGGCGGCGGTTCCCAGTCCTTGCCGTCGAAAAACGTCGGCGTGGAATGCCAGATACGGGACAGTTCGGCGTACTGGTCGTGGTCTTCGACGGAGGGGCACGCCAGTTCCATGGCCGCGATCTGCAGGCTTTCGCAGGCCAGGAACTGCTTGCGGGTTCCGGTGTGGCTGCACTTGTCGGAGCCGTGCTTGTAGCCCAGCGCGTCCCCTTTGCCGCAGTAGTGCTCGGCTACACGGTTCTTGTAGTCGATCTTGACCACATGCCAGCGGCGGTGGAAGTCGGTGGCCCACACGCAACTCTTGCCGGGATGGTCGGACCAGTAGGTCAGACCCAGCACGGAGCACGCTTTGATCTGGTCGCGCTGCCGGGCCGGGAGGTTGGTGGTGTAGCTGACCGGTTTGTTGACCAGGCGCAGTTCCTGGCCGACCGCCGACAGCCCCCAGTATCGGGCGTTCTCCATGTAGTCGATCTTCTTGAGGGTCACAGCGTGATCCTGTCGTTGATGCGTGAATACAGGTCCACGACGTAGATGTGGCTGCGGTCCACGTCTTCGTCGCAGTGGCGGCAGTAGGGCTGTGCTTCGGCGATGGCTTCGGCGGTGTTCATCCAGTCGCGTTGGTGGTCGACGCAGGTGTGGCAGAACGGGCCGCCGGGTGCTCCGCAGGCTTGCATCCCGATCCACTTGGCCGGTTCTTTGCGGCAGGCACCGCAGGTCATCACGCCGTAGGACCCTGCGGAGAGCAGGGCGATGGTGCGTACTTGGTCGATGAAGTCCTGTCCGCGCAGGTTCTTCACGTTATCGGTGAAGTCGATTTTTCCCACTGGTGATCGGGTCCTTCCGGGTATGGGCGGGCTTGTTCCCTGCCTGTAACCATCCTAAGGGATGGCGGCTGAAATATGAAGTGTTCCAACGGATTTCGTCATTTTGGTTTTGGACGCCACCCGCCTTCCTTGCGCCGCTGATAAGCGTCCTTGTTGGCGCATGACGGCGAGCAGTACGCGGTTACGGCCACCCTGGGGATGAACCACTCCCGGCAGCGGTAGCACTGCTGCGGTGGGTGTTCAGGCTGACGGCGCTTCACGA